TTGTTTATTTGAAAATTAAGAATATTTTTTGCCTGTTTTAGGCTTGATTCCCGATTAAACGTCAAATTAAGCGGTTTTTGAAACACTTGATACGACATAAAACCGAAAATAAGCCTTTTTTTAGCACAGGATAGGGGTGACGAAGATACGAGAACCTTTTTGGTTGTTGTCGTAACCTTCGCTGCCGTCCCTGCTATCCGATGATGAAGCACTGGAGGCGTTACTCGTAGATGAGGAAGGAATGTTGCCTTCTGATGCGTTTTCCGCTTTGACTGCATCGAGTTTGGCTTGCTTCTCGGCTTCCTCTTTCTTCAGCAACCGATGAATGCTTTCCCTTACGGTGATAGCATCATTATGCGCTGTGAGACGGGTTAGCTTATCAAAACTGATAACTGATGTTCGTTCCTTGAGATAGGCAGCTACCAGCTGACGTGCCTTCTTCAGCATCTTGTCGTTTTCATCGGCCTGCAAGAGGCGAGGAATGAAATCTTCGCCAAATGCTTCTTCCAGATACTCGCTCTGAATGAAAAGCATATCGGGGATGAGACGAACAAACTTATCTCTGTTGCCGTAAATGTCGAGATATGGACGCAGAGACTCGCAGGTAGGGAAAAGCAAATCCTTGTGGTAGTAGTAGTATTCGCTCTCCTGCCAAAGGGTTACGATTTCCTCTATCGCTTCATGTCGCTTCTTCTCGGCTTCGGTTGTATCATCTTTGCCGCTATCTGTTCCTTCATCTGTTCCTTCTGATGAGGAACCTTGGTTGCTGCCATCAGAAGGGGTACTGCCTTCTGCACCATCGCCCGCTGCCTCGATAGGCATAGGAGTATTCACTTCCTTTGCCCAACCTTCCAGGAGGGAAAGCAGGTTATTGAGCGAGGTCATGGCCGACTGGCGGTAGCTTTCCTTGCCCTGCGCTATCTGCTTGTCGGTGGCTACGGCATAGTCGTTGCTGGAAGCTACGTTGATGCCGGAGCCATTCACAGAGAGTGCTTGCTTCTCGATGTTCTGCGCCATCGCATCATTTACGATCATGCGCTGCGCATAAAGCAGAAGCTCATTCCAGGGGTCGCTGACGTAGGTACCATCAGCAACAGCTTCGCAGAAGATTAAGGGTTCTATGCTTGCATACTGCTTGCAGAGACGGTCGTATAGGGATGCTCCCAGGCGAGGCTTCAAGAAGTCCTTTTCGCTATTGTCGAGCATACCCTGCAGATTGGCCACCTCGTCCACGGCATTGCTGGAGAGGTGGAGCCTGAGTTCTTGATTCGTGAAGAGTATCATTTTTTTGCTTTTACGTTATTATATATGGGACCAGCGATGGAATCGCTGGGAACGGGGCGAGAGGGGTCTATGGAGCGGTTATCGCCCCATGGGGGCTATTCCTGCCCCTGCTTTGCCACTCCGGTCTTTGAGTTATCGAGGGTAGTCAATACCTCTCGGTCTATCTGCCACACCAGATGCTCGTCCCAATCGTTAAATCGGCTCAAAACTTCCAGCGGGCGTATCATCAACTGCTGTAATGGAGCAAACTGGATTTGCTTTACCAGGAAACGTTCTCTCAGGTCAGTACCGCCCGATGACGCTGTATCGCCAGGGGTATTACCGATGAGCTTGGCATCAAGTCCCATGGCAAAGAAGATGATACTGCTTATTTCCTGCAGCTCGGTTTTGTCGGCATTCGCCTGATCATTTGCCTTGGTTTCGATTTCCACGATTTCCCAAGCCTTGTGCTCCTTTCCGTCGCTGCCCGTGAAGGCAGAAGAGATGAGCGCCTGACCTGCATTATCGGGGTTAGAGAGCCAGGTATTGATAGAAGTGAAGATTTCATTCTGAATCTCACCGTGAGTCTTCTTTTTCTGCTCGCCCTGCTGCTGATAGAGCCTGCTGATATAGTCCTGATGGATATAGATAACTCTACCGATGATATTGCTGTTGCGCTTTCGGGTAAGGCGATCATCTACGATGGTGAAGGCATACTCAAAGATGCTGCCGGCAAAGATGGAGTGCCAAAGGGCATCGGCATAGTACGGACCACCGAAATCTCTTGGCGACATGATGAAGCGGGTAGGGCGCTTCTTGCGGCTTACCTGCTTCTGACGTGCCTCACGGATATTGCGCTGCAAATCCTTTACGGCTGATGTGGTAGGGAGATAAGGGATAGCGGCTATCTTGCGATCTTCCTCTTTCTGCACGCCGACATTTTGGGTAGGGTCGAGCCATTGATTGCTCACGTAGGCATAGTTGATGCGGTAGTTCTCGTCCATGCGTTCCAGTCGAGTAGTAAAGATGCTGCGGTGCTTCAGACCAATCACCTTCGGGGTCCACTGGGCGGTAGGAACAGCCTTACCATTCTCGTCGAGGGAACGCTGATTAAGCTGAAGTTCTACAAAGCACTGCGACATCAAAGCCATATCTCCTGCCAAATCGAGGAAGGTCTGCATTAGGTCGTTGTTTTCGATGAAATCACGAACCTGGGCATTGGTTTCTTCCCATTTATGGAGGGCTTCTTTCAGAGATTTCATCTCCTCGCTTTCCTCTTCATCGGAGGATAAGACCTGCGATTGAACCGCAGAGAACGGTGACTCCTCCTGCTGAGACTGCCCGTTCTGGTTCTGCTGCTCGTTCTGGCGCTTGGCTTCGGCGGCTGCCTCTTCCTTGGCTTTCAGGTCAGCTATCTGACCACGGAGCAGGACTCCTGCACTCTTGTAGGAGATATACTTCTCCGTGATGTTGCCGCCTACGTACTGGGTGTAGTGATACTTGGGCGCGGGACCGCGACCTACCAGTATCTTCTTGATGTAATCAACTCCTGCTGCCGTAAAAGGCGACATGCGGGAGAGCAGCCAGATAAGATTTGGCAGTCGGTTGGCCATACCCCATTCCATAAAGCCCAAACCTTCGGTACCTACGCCTTTTGGTTTGCCCAGGTTCTCGCCGCCACTTGATGCAAAGATAGTGGAAACCTGCTGCCGTGCTGCAGAACCGCTTGCGTCGCCACCGCTTGCCGACATACCGGCTGTGGTTAGGAGCATGCCGTGAACATAATCGTTCCAGGAAAAGACCTTATTGCCTCCGTTCCGAGGCGACGTAAAAGCATCTGGCCGAACGGCTACATAGCCTGCATCTTTCAGCTCCTCACTTCGATTTTGGAGCTGCTGCAGGTTTGTTACTCTGTTTTTGTTTTTGCTTGCCATTTTTGCGTTTCTTTTTTATATGTTATCCTGAATGTGATGGAAAGAGAGAAGGGCGGCGATATACGCACGCCCGCTTTTCTCCTTTTCCGAGTGTAAAATTAGGGCTTTTTATGGTTATAATGGGGACAAAGAGGGGAAGGGACCAGCGATGGAATCGCTGGGGACGGAGGCTAGAGGGGGATAAGGACATAGGCTACATTACCGGAAATGATGGAATAGGCGGGATAGGTGGGGGTATTGATTACCATTTCGCTTACGCCTCGCTTATCGGGCACATCGCGATAAAAGCGGATGGTATCATCCTCTTTCCACTTCATTCTTATCAAATCCTTTCTGTTGCTTCTTTTTCTACTCATAATTAATGATGATCATAAAATCCTTGGCGATGGAAGAGATGGCATTACTGATGCTTCCCCCGATTTCTAACCTTTGGGAGTGAGGGTTGGAGTACCAATCTCCATCGGCTCTGCCTCTGCTTGCGCAGGTTCTTATTCGTATTGTTGCCATAAAAGATTATCTTTTGTTACGGTGGAAATGTAGTTACTCCAGGGGTAAGGGCTTGGACGATGGTATTTATCCTGATAACGGCAACCGCCTCTGTCGCCGTATATCTTGCGATAAGCCTTTGCTTCCTCTGTGCGATAGTGGGTAATAATGGCTTGCCTAATCATACTCTAATAATATTTTCGGTTTATCTACATCATGCCCTTTGCCCCCCCACATAGGCATAAAGCGATACCTTTAGGGTGAACGATAATGCCGTTTTGGGATGGGCTATACGAGCCGAGGATGATGGGACGATTATTATTCATAATTCTACTGCTACGTAATAATGATTTCTACTACTGATGCCTGCTAAAACGGTATAGATAACATCTTTGCCATATTGTTTGTTGTAGGTATCAACCCATAAGGCGTGAGAAGGACGGAACCCGCGTTTATACATAAATTCCAAACGAGCGTTCTTTTTAAGCATACTCTAAAAATACGCCCCCAGTATTATTGGATAGAGTAATGGTAGGGTATATAACTTTCACGCCACAGATATTACCATCAAACCCAGGCTTCCATTCATTAAAGTAGATGTTGCCTATTTTGTCTATCATATTATTCGTATTCATATAGTACCACTGTCATAGGATAATGCGCAAGCGTTAAGATATTGGTGGGACCTATCGACTCATAGCGAGTTGTTAAGGTGGCTGCACATTCTCCGTCTGTTACGTTTACTGCCTGCTGATACCCCCCACTAATCATAGGCGAAGGTTTTGCAACATGGGTTAGACTGCAAATCATTTTCTCTCCAAAAACTGATGATACATACTTTCCAACTTAGGATTTGAGAACTTGCCGTTTTCTTTCCAATCGTTGAACAACGTCATTACGTCGGTATGGATGGAAGAAAGCTTTTCCTGCATCTCTTTCGGTGTGTGGTACCAAAGATGCGACTCTTTCGTGAAGAGGGTGAGGATGGCTTTTAATGCCATCGCATTCTCATGGCTCGGCTCTATCTCGAACTGATGGAAGACGCAGGTGTCTTTATCGTTTGCCTGGAGGAACTTGCTGACGGCTTCATCTTTCAGGAAGAACCTTGTATCTACTTCTTCCTGCAACACGTCTTCCAGCTTTCTCTTCAGCGGAACTGGGTCGGGGAATTGGTAATCGAAGGCTACATCTTTTCTCATTGAGAGACAGAAAACACGGTCGCGGTTCTGCGGAACACCATAGTCTTTGGCATTGAGGCGTGCCCATCGGCTTACGTAACCGAGAGATGAGAGCTTATCAAGCCACTTCTGAAAATCGGGCATGAACTTTTCGCTTACCAGGGCTGCCACATTCTCTTGAAGCAGATACTTCGGGCGCAACACTTCCACGGCATCGGCTACTCGCCACAATAATGCCGAGCGGGTATCGGAACCTTCCTTCAACCCCATCTGCTTGCCGGCTTGCGATATATCCTGACAAGGTGAAGAATAGGTAAAAAGGTCGATTTCTTGCCCCCCCCACATTATTCTTTACCTGTTGCCAGTCGATTTTGGTTATATCGCCCAAGGCTTTGTCAGCAAACTGCGGAAAGATGAGGTTGTGCATCTGACAGGCATACTTATCTATATCGCTCTAGCCTACGCACGTCCAGCGGAAATCAGGATGTTGCTGGGCGAGCACATCGGCTGCCATGAGCTGCGAGTCATAACCGGAGAAGGTGGTGAGAATAAGTTTTTCACCGTGGTTCTTATCTACCGGATAGGGTGGAAGTTGGTCTTCTGGGAAGAAATCGGCAAAGAAAGAGGTTTGTGCCTCACGCTTTGGCTCTTTCGGGTACCAGAGTTGCTGATAGATGGCTGCGAGCACATCTACCACGATAGAATTTCCAGCTTGCTTGTATTGCTGACTAGCCGATACCGCCATATCCTCTGCCTTTCCCTTGCTCTTATAGCCAGCTACTCGCTCGGCTGCCTGGGCATTGGTACTCTGCATCATGCGGATCACATCATCACGCACACCCATGAGTCGGAAACACTCAAAGGGTGTCAGCTTTCGGATGGCATAAGACTTGATGGTCTTATCTTTGGAGTTGAATTTTGTTATCATTTTGTTTTTGCTCTATAAATCTTTTTTTGTTTATAATTCTACAAACACAAACGGATTGCTACTGGCAGCCGTGAGTGCATTTACCAATTTACCACCCCCTACCGTGCGGCTACGTCTTAATGCGGAGGTAGGGTAATTCAAATCGGCTGCACCGAATACTGGGCAATCGGTATAGCCTTGCTCTGTTGCCTGACGAACACGCAAGAAGGTTTTACCTTCTATATCCACGATTTCAAGAAACGGACGGTCGGAGGTGGAGTATATCCGATAGAGAGAACCATCGGGATAGAAACCATACAGCTTTCCGTTTTTGATAATCGTGCCTCGCTTGTATTGAGGTTGATTATTATTATTCATATTCTATTAATATGCCTGTATCAAACTTTTCAGCTCGCAAACATCTGCTATAATTCCATAATACCGATTTGCCGAATAATACGGAATCTTGCGGATTTACTCCCACCACATTCGGGAAATGGTAATCTATCTTCATCATTTATTTCTCCTCATTTTTTCCATTTCCTCATTCTCTTTCGATAACCTTTCGAGGTGTTCGAGAACTAGGGAATAGGACTGGGTGTTGACCTGATCTTCTGTTAGGCCGGCATACTTTTGCATCGTAGCGGTGGTGGCGGTGTAGATTTCCATCGGGGTTTGCGGCTTGCTGTTGTTTACCTTCTGCACCTTGAATACATGAGGGTAGCGATGGGCTAGGGTGTGCATGATGCCACTCCACCAGAAGAGGATGACCTGCCAGTTGGCTTCCGGATATTTGACGAAATAACCTGCGTTCTCGGTAAACTGCTTTGACTCGTAGTGAAAATCGTATTTCTTGATGCCTGTTGTCGGATCGACGTACTGGGTGGTGGTGTTGAAGATGGTGGCAAGGAACATGTTTCTGGCGCTGGCTACACTCTGGGCTTGCGTCTGAAGTTGCTCCTCGGTGAACTTATTCATCTGCTTCATCTTGACCAGGTTATTGCTTAACTTGGTGTAGGTCTGCATCATATCGCTGGCAAAGCGGTATTGCTGCCAGGAGAAGCCATCGAGGTCTGGGTGCGGACCTTGGAAGGTTTTTGCACAGACTTGATACCACTTGGATTTCTGACGGATAGATGGATAGGGGAAGCGGGTGAGGAAATTGCCGCTATCTGCATCCAACCAGTCGAGAAGACCTGCGCCCTGGGCGATATACTCAGGGGAGGTCTTATCATCGGTCTTGGCTTTCGGGGAAAGCCAATAGTTGAGCTGCCAGAGGTAGAGGGGGAAGTGGCTAGCCGACTGGGGACCAGCGATAGAATCGCTGGGAACAGGGGCGCAGATGGAGAGGAGCTTCTTCAGGAAGCTCTTTTTCTGCGGCTCTATGCTTACCAGGTAGTGCTGCTCATTGATGGGCTGGCGAGGGTCTGGATAGGCGTTAATGCTTATCCCGGCAAAGAGGAAGAAGACGGCTATCTTCACCTTCTGCATATCGAAGGGGTGATAGCGGTCTGCCTTGGATTTCTCTATCTGTTCTAGCATGATGAGGGCAATCTGCTCCAGCTGGGAAGGGGTGCATTGGTTCCAGCCCTTCGGGATGGTGAGGTTTATCTGTTCTTGCATATTCTTATATATTAAAGGACCAGCGATGGAATCGCTGGGAACGGTGGCTAGAATGGCAGGTCGCTGTTCGGATCATCGTAGCCTGGCATTGATGAATAATCATTGCCCCCATCTGCTGGCGGTACATAGGCGGTAGCGTTGCCAGCGGCTCCGTAGGCTTGCTGTGGGTACGTCTGCTGCTGGGCGGTAGGCTGTGGCTGATATAGGCTGGCGATGCGCTTATTCATGCGGGTGCGGATTGCCTTGAAGAGATGGGTGCTCTCATCATTGAAATCCTGATTTACGATGTCGGGGTCTCGCTCCTTGTTGGCTTCCTTCACCTGTTCTACGAGCTTAGGGAAAGCCTTGGCTACTGCCTTGACGTACTCGGTAGAGAACGAGAGCTGCATTTCATGGGTAGGCACGCTCACTTGGGTATCGCCACGCTCGGCAGCACTCTGGCGAATCTTATTCTTGTATGCCTCATTGAAAGGCCAGATGTTGACTCTCAGTTTTGCCTGTTTTTTACTTGCATCATTCTTTGATGCCTCTACTCGAATTTCGTTCACATCAAGAGGAATGCAGACGTAAGGACGCTGCTTATTCTTCTCATCGATACCTACTAAGACCTTTGCTCCATTCAGAGCTAAAAGGTCAATGTTTCCATTGTAACTTGCCATAAATCTTTTATCTTTTTATCGTTTGAAAAATTTTCTGTTTGCGGACCAGCGATAGAATCGCTGGGAACGGAGGCGCTTTTGCCCCTTCTAGAAGCTGATTTTCTTGCCGTTATTGGCGATGAGACTGCCGTAGCTGATGGCATTCAGACGACGGAGCCAGCCTGCCTCAAAGACCTGCTGACTAGGGTGCTTGGCGATGATGCCGAGAATATACTGCTTGCGGCGAGCCTTGATGCGCTCAAAGAACTGCTGGGGATTCTGTTTATTGAGGGCTTTGAGGGTCTTGCTGCCTACGATGCCATCGGCGGTTACTCCTAGCATTGCCTGTACGAGGGTGATGCCTGGCGTGCCGCTGATCCATACCCAATCTACCAGGATGTTGGCGATGCTCTGGTCTTTGATACCATCGGCTTTCCATCGGTTCCAGTAGCAACGGCGAAGGATGGAGATAGCATCGGCTTTGGTGATAAGCTTCACGTCCTTTGCGTCTATGCGGCCATCGTGGTTTTTATCGTAGCCTTGGGTCTGCCAGGTTTTGAGGGTTACGCCCATGTTGGTAGGACCGCCCTTGTCATTGGGGTGGTTCACGTAACCTCCCTCGAAGGAGAGGATGAAATCTGCAAGAGGTTGAATCTTTGCCATATCTTTTCTGTTTTATCGTTTTTATTTCTTCTGAGGGCAAAGATAGGGGTTTCGATTTTATTCGAGGGGACAAAGAAAGCCTCCCTGCGGCTTTTGTAGGCGCAAAGAGGCTTCAAAAAATGTTATCCCAATCTTTTTACTTTAAATACTTGCACTCGCTAGTGCGAAATCTATATTACCTAGTTCAAAACAAACTACATCGTAGCGTGAGCGGACATATAGTCCCATATCTTGGTACAATCGTCTTCTTCGGGTTGCCAGTCTGCGTCCTGAAAATAGAAGAGATAAGCTGCCTTGATGATTTCATCTTCTGTCATATCGCTGCACAGGTCAGCGTACATGGCATTGAAAGCAACATACTTATCCCAATCGTTCACCTTATCATGGAACTTCATGCCCTTAGTGGCATTCACGATCTGCGATTTGGTCCAGTGCGCCCCGGTTCCTACCAATTCGCCATTCTCACCTTTCTTGCTATACACAAGATGGCAGACATCATGGTTGGCCATTTTCTCGCTGTAATGACGATCATAGAACACTGCGTGCTGGTGACGGAGGATGCACCAGTACAATTCCGGATTTGTTTCCTCCAGGGAGGCGAGGTCGCAGCTCAACTGCTCCATCGCCTCCATCATCTTCTTCTCGGTAGCCACGCCGTGAGCGCGGGCTTGATCTATTAACTGAATATACTTCATCGTCTTTTACCTTTCCTTTTGTTGGTGGATAGTCATGCGATGGTGAGTGTTAACGGAGCATCGCACACGAAAGTCTTGCTGCAGGAGCAGCAGGCTACCTTGACAAGACGGTTTTTCACGCTTCCAAGAGATGTGGTAACGTTCGTGATAGCCGTAGCAGAGAAGACAGGAATGGTAAAATCCTGACTTACTACCTGCGAGCGGGTGCAGCAGGAGCCACAGTTGCAAGGCACGTAACTGATAACACCCTCTACGTGAATCGTTATGAGATATTGCGAAGTACCTACGTTGGCAATACTCTTTACAGAGAACTGAGGATTGAAAACCGGAGTCTCATCCACACATGATGGAGCACAGAGCTGCTGCGTGATATTTACATCATAATAGGGAGCAGTGGCGGTTGCACCTACTGCAAGCGTAGCCATGATGCAGGCTGGAATTGTTCTTTTATTCATAGTCTTTTCTGTTTTAATAGAGCGACGACTTCACCGCCGCATTAATGTTTCACCTGATAGCCCTGGGTCTTCTCTACCGGAAGGTTCTTCTGAAGAAGGTCGGCGAGTTCGTCAAGATCTTCCTCGTCAAAGGTTATAACACCCTCCAGGATAGAGAGCGGTCCTTTGTAGCGAAGCTGCTCTACCACATCGTGCGCCATCTGCGGAATGCTCTCTTCGGGAATATTCCCGAAATACTTGGCGAGCATCGGGGTGACAAGCGCATTGACCACAGGCTGAATCATCGGTTCTATATCGGCTTGCAGAGAATAGTTGCCGCTCACCAGTCCCATGCTTCCGATGGTAGCCTGGAGAGACTGGAGCATAGGCAAGTGCATCAGATTGCCAGCCGCTATCTGAGAGATGGCAGGGCGTGCCCATTCGGACACAACCGCTGCCAGGATTTGCGAGTTCTTGTAATCCATATCGTTTCTTCCTTTTATCCGAAATACGGTTACTGGTTACAAGCGCATCCACACCCCATCTGACAAACATTGCCTGATGGAATCATCATCTTGGTAACATTCAAAAGTGAAGCCACCTGCGATTTCAGCACGTCGATGTTGGCGTTGGCAGCGGCATTATATGCCATCTGCTGTGCGTTGACCGCCTGCTGTGCATCCTTGTTGGCATCCACCTTGTTTTCGAGCTGACGAATCTTACCGTCAAGATACTGAGTAACATCTACCATCTTCTTGTCGGTATAGTTCTCACTCTTCTGGATAGCAAGTTCCGTCTTCAATGTAGAGTTCTCCTGAATAAGGTTGGTCTCACTCTTGGTCACAAAGCGTGCATCCGGGTCACTCGGATTGGCAGTCATGCCATTGTTACCTCTACCGAGGTTAAACAAGGATGCACCGCCACCCAGCAAACTGGTAGCCAAACCTGCGATACCAAGTCCAAGGGCGGTATTACCCAATCCCTTGCTGGCAACATCATAGTTGCCATCATTCGTTTTTACCTGCATAGTTTTTTGTGTTTAAATTCTTCCAATATCGGAATCACATGCAAAGGTAATAGGAATGAAGTAAACAGAAAAGTGATGTTCATTAGATGTTCTTGCGGATAAATCATGAAGCAGGAACACTAATAGACAAATAAGAAAAAGTACAAACGTGCAGAAGTACATAAGTACAAATGTACTTTGGTACCAAACTACATGGTTTCTTCCAAAGCCTTGATATACGGAATGGCTTCGTCCCTGATAATGTCGAGGAAGAGTTGTGCAGAACGCTTCATAGGTACATCCTTCATACAGTGGGCATTGCTCATCAGTTCTTCTCCTATGCCATGGATAGGACGAGCTATAAGGGTAGGGTGGTTCTTCAGATACAGCTTCGGCATAAAAGTAACCAGGTGAGTATCTTCTATGATGGCAAGGTCTTCGTCGGGGTCGCTGACGATACACTTTACGCTTAATTTGGTGAGATCGTTCTGCAAATATTGCTGAAAAGTGTTGAAAACACGTTCGCCTACATCGGGCATGATGATGCCGTGCTTCAGCATGTCATCGTATGTTACCTTATCTTTCCTGGCAAGAGGGTGTGTGTTTCTCATGATGGCACAAATACTGAATGGGATGCAAGGCTGGCTCTCGATGCCCTCGTTGGTATAGGCTTCGTTCATCGTAAAAGCGAGATCCAGCATGTGGTCTCGCAACAGGCGGTTCAGGCTCGTTGCCTTAGAAAATTCGGCATTCACTCTTACGTTAGGGTATCGCTCCATGAATATAAGTGCAGCCACACGAATATAGGGTGCGATAAAGGAACCTACACCGATGCGCAGTTCTCCGATCATGCAGTTGTTGAGTGCATTGATATGCTCCTTGCAGTCTTCCGCCAACTTCAGTATTTCCTTAGCACGTGGCAGAAGTGCCTCCCCGTTCTCGGTGAGCATGATGCTGTGCGATGTGCGTATCAGCAGCTTGCATCCCAGTTCATCCTCCAGAGCCTTGATGTGCTGACTGATGGCGGATTGGGTGACAAAGCATCGGGAGGCGGCGATGCTGAAAGAAAGCGTCTCTGCCACATACACAAACGAACGTAAATGTCTTAGTTCCATAATCTCTTACTCTTTTAGTTACACTATATATATATTAAAATTTTATGCTGCAAAAATAAGAAAAATATTCTATGCGGAGACGCATCTTGCATTAAAAAATCTAATTATGGAATAAGATATTAAGAAATGAAAGATATATGCAGTTTTAAATGCGAAAAGCCCCGGTATCTTGCCTTATCTTGTTAAGGATCAATACCGAGGCTTTGATTTATAGAGTGTAAATTGCCAATGGAACGCATTGGATAGGTGAGCGATTATTCATCATTCTCGCCAAGCATAGCGGTTTCATCATTGATAGATGTTACCTGCTTGCTCCGCTTAGATGACTGCCGGGAAGCGGAATTGGTATCGCTCTTGTCAGTTCCGCTTACACTTCCCCCGCTGTGCCTGCGCCATTACAGAGAGAATCCCAGCCACTTTCTGGTGCGGCAATCTCATAGCGGCCGAAAGTTGTCGGACTGAGGGAACCGCTCAGTGTAACTACACGATCATCTTCTGGTTTTTTGCCCGTGTCTCCTTTAATATTACCGGAGTCGTACTTGAAGTCGTGCTGCTTATCATAAACGAGGATTGATTTATCACCATCCTCGATGATGTAACCACACTTGAGGTTATTGAGGCCACGAGCCACATAAGCAGTCGCGGCGTTTACGCTCTCAAGAACGTAGTCCAAGGTCTGCTTGAAACCCTTCTGAAAACCGAGGTTCTCCCAGGTGTGACCCTGACCGCCATCCTGGCATTCAAACTTGTAGAGACCCTTACCTTTCTTGAAGGACGCAGCAGTCAGCGCTGCATAGGTGTTCTTGCCTGCCTCTGGTGAGAGAGGTGCAGCAAGCTCACTCTTGATAAAGACATATACGTTTACGCCAAGACCGCCGAAGTTTTCCAAGCAATCATTCTCGGAAAGCAAATCCTTGATCTCTGGGCATGTTACTGTTTCTGCCATAATTGTTTCTTTTTTGATGATTAAACGAAATAGCGACGGAAGCCATATTCCGCCAGGTCAGGCGACCGCCGCCGAGGATTTATAGAGGACTGCCTTTTTGCCTGTTGGACCAGCGATGGAATCGCTGGAACGGGGGCAGGGGAGGGGGTTAACCCTTCTTGAAGAAGGCGGTGATACCCATGCTCATACCGGTGGCGGCGAACTGAATCTTCTTCTCCTTGCTGCCAGTGCTCCAGTGAGAGAATACATCGGTAGTGCCCTCTGCCTCCAGGGTAATAACCTGGTTAGGAGTTGTGCCTACTGGCTTAGTGTACTCTACGCCGTTTACCTTCACCTTACCATCGGTAACAGGAGAAGCATCCTCCATTGCGGTTGTTACCACAAGGTTAGAATTGGTGTAATCACCAGCTACGTACTCTGCTGTTGCAAGGTTGCCGTCTGACATCGCAAAGGCGTATTTGAACGGATTGCGGATACCTGCGCCCTGAATTGACTGAATCTGGAACTGGATGTCGCGCATATCGTCATCGGTGCCCACCTTAACGCCTACGTAAGTCTTGTTACCCTCAGAGTCAACTGCATAGACGAAGTTCTTAGGGATGGTAACGTACATACGATCACCCTCACCGAAATCTGCGATAGGGCAGAGTGTTACACGAGAGAGACCTGGAAGCTTGAAGTTACCGCCGTCCTCGTACTCAACCTTGAAGTTGCCGTGGAACTTGTTAGCGTAACCTGCAGCGATGTACTGAGCTGTCAACTCGCTCATGTAAACGAGAACGTTCTGCTTGCGCAGACGGGCATCCCACTTCAGGTGCCATGCCAGGAAGTTGTCGTATGGAGTAGAGTCGTTGTTGTCAGAAGGCTCTGCGATTGACTCGCAAGGAATCAAGTTGCCATTAGCCTCGCTGATAAGACCATCCTCGATGTCATGCTTGACACAGGTATGGAAACCGTCATACAACGCCATAGCCTGCTGTGAAGCTGGAGTGTCCTCATCACCCTTGTCAAGACTGATGTCACCATTCCACAAACAAGCGGTAAGGTTATCGGCATAGTTGGCAAGGATAGCAGTAGCAGCCCCGGTAGCGAGAGGGTACTGACCCTGAGCGTCTGTACCGAATACCGTTTCGCAGTACTTATCGATGTTATCAGTGTAATGATCCCAGGCGAGCTTAACTGTGATTGTACGTTCTTTCAGGAATCCTGCCTCGCTGTTCACCTTAGTGTGAACGTCCTTACGGCGGGTGGTACCACCCTTGCGGAGCAGAATCTGGATGGTGCGCTTATACTGAACACCGGAAACGATGTCGATACCCAAGCGGTCCATCTCCTCTGCATCGGTGTAACCTGGACCCATGAGAATTTCCTTAGTTACCTGCTCGGCTACGTGCTGCAAGGCAGTAGTGCCGATAAAATCTTTAGGAAGTGTTGCCATAATTTCAAATAATAATTAAAAAATGAATAAGAATGTTTTAACCTGAATACTTAGTGTTATCCTGATGCTGGAGGGGTTACTCCTCGCCTCGCTTGAAACGCTCGAAGGCTGCCTTGCGCTCTGCATTGGTCTTATACTTCGATGGGTCGAACTCACGGAGGTTCTGAGCCTTTGCACCCTCACCGTTGTTCTGAGGTGCTGCACCCTGTGCTGGCTCCTCACCTGGGTTCTCGTTCAACTCAGCAATCTGAGCGTCCTTGTCGGCGATTGTCTGCTGGGCAGTAGCGAGTGAAGCCTGGGCGGTCTTCAACTCCTCATCTACCTTAGCCTTCTCCTCATCAGCCTTTGCCTTTGCATCGTTGAGGGCTTTGATGTCCTCATCTGCCTTAGCCTTTGCCTCTTTCAGGTTCTTAATCTCCTCGTCCTTCTGGGCGATGGTTTCAGCGAGTGCGTCGTGCTTTGCCTGAAGGTCAGCAAGACTCTGCTCTGCTGTGGTGGCTTTCTGCTTTGCATCAGCCACAGCCTGCTCCTGCGATGCGAGATGAGCTTCGAGGGTGTCGAGCAATGGGGCATTCATGAATGCGCCTTCCTCCTTCACCTCAATCTGCTGACCATCCTGCATACCGCAAGCGGCATTGATCTTTGGATAATTTGCCATATTGATTGATTTTTGATGAATAGTATGTTGATGATTCTCTTTCTTTGTTGAAGAAGCCTTGTCTGGCTCCAACTGAGGGTCGTGTGCCGGATGATCGGATGGCTCATTCAAACTGCCTTTCGTTTCGTCTTCATCACCAGATGGCTTTCTGACGATAGGTTCTGCTGTGCCATTGTAAAGGTCGAAGCAACGCTTTACGCAAGAGAAGAAGTCACTCTGATCATCCATCAGGATTCCTTTCACTTCCTCGGCATCGAATACCTTACCATGAAGGTGCTCGTCTTTTGCAGCAGGACAGACTTTCTTTACGTCGGCTCTGAACTGAACACCCAGTTCGGCAAGCTCCTTTACCAGCTTCTCGCTATCGCCATCATTGGCAATGTCACGGAACTCTCGGTTCTTGTCGAAACTCTCAGGGTCGTAAAGCTCGTGATAAGTTTCATCGGTAAACTGGTTTTTGCTACCATCGGCCTGCGTATAGAAGGATGCCATCACACCGATACAACCGATTTCGTCCTTCGGGTGCATGTAGTAACGCTCATCGCAGAGAGATGCGAGATACATACCTGCCGATGCACACATACCATCGATGAAGGCGATGACTGGCTGACCCTGCGAACGGGCATAATTAATAGCCTGCTCATAATCGTTCTTTGCCCAAGCGGAACCTCCAGGAGTGTTGATAATGAAGATGTGACCTCGACAGAGGGGATGATTGGCCGCATTGATCATCATGTTGCGATGGTCGATAGAACCATACGAGCAACCGCCACCATTTCGGGTGATAGGACCATCGACGGTGAGCACAGAAACAAACGGGAAGGTCTGCTCGTTCTCATCCTCCAATGCCCACTGACCTCTCACTTTCTTTCCATCCTCGGAAATCTGATATTCCTCCGGGTAATAGATGGAGCCATCGGCTGCCTTCACGGTTACGAAGCCGCAAGTAGGTGCTGGGCGTTCATATACGGCATGCGCATTCAAATTCTGCTCCAATGCCTTTCTAATTCCGTGAACAAAGTCAGGCGAAATCATCCACTTCTTTTCGGTCAGAATTTCATAAAGACCTTTCATTGTGGGTAATAGAATTTTAAAAATTAATGTATGTTATCGTTATCCTGAAAACAAATCTCCTTACCTTGTTATTATGCTTAGAAGACTATTGATATTTTCTGAGGGCAAAGGTAATGGAAATGCGTGGGCGTATAGGGACAAAATAAGCCTATATGCCGAAATAGCTATGATTTAGGAGAAAATAAAAAACCCTGCAATCCTCACGGACGGCAGGGAAAAAATAAATGTAAAATACTTATGAATATATGTAATCAAAATCAGAAGTCTTAAAAACTGGTTCTCCGGTAACTAATTAGGAAATCGTTATCGGAATAAACTCCGACATCGCCTGACAGGTAGCCGTAATGTTACGGCTCTCTGCATCGTTCTGAATGGTCACCGATGTAGTGATACTGAAAGAACCAGGCACCGTATGGCACAGATAAAGCGAGTCATCCTGCTTACGCAAGACTATATAATAGTCCTTTCCGTGCATATTCTTGATAATTTCTGGTATATTATCCTTTCCATCACGGATATTGGCGGTAATCTCGAATTTGAAGACAGTACCATTGCCAGCCTCCGAAGAGGTCTGCTTAGCTGTGATGCCATCAGATATTACATAATTGTCGCCTTCGCTGGTGGCAATATGGAGTGCTTCGCCAGCAAACTTGCAGCCATTAATCTGCAATACCAGCGGTATGCTGAATGGGATAGGAATGGAGCTTTCCCTTGCAGCATAAAAATAAGCGTCGGTTATTCCATCAAGAAATAACTCTCTACAACTATCGGGTAAATTCATATCTTTTCCTTGATTTATCTGTTATTTAACATTTGTTATCTTACGAATTAACACCTATTATATAAGGTGTAAAATCATAGCCACTGCACTTCGTCGATGCGGTTAGGCTTATCACGACTGTCCTTATACTGCATATCTACGCAAGAATAGGACTTGAAGAAGCAGTGTTCTGTGCGGAACCACCTGCCAATGATGCGGCGCAACACGTCTTTCTCTTCCTCGCTGGCTTCTATGCCGTAGCGCATTAAGTACCGCTCCAGCATGGCATTATGGGAGCGGGCGATAACCCTGCCTTTGGAGGTGCAGAAGTCGAAGGTGGATAGTGCCCATTCTACCAGACTGCGCTTAAAATCGTTGTTGAGCGAGACTACCAGGGCACGGATGCCATGGGTATCAAGCGTAAAGGTAGGCTTTACGGGATAAACGGTATCGGCAATCTCTACTTCGCTGGGCAGTCTGATGCAGAGGTAATCATCATGTGCGCCCTTACCATCGGTAAGGCGACCATTGAGCTGCTGAACTTCCTGAAAAGTGAGCCAGCTTCCGGCATCACGGCGCATCATTACCTTGCCTCCGGCAGGATGCCTGCCCGTGAGCATATTGCACCATTGCTGCTGGGAGAAGCAAGCGAGGTCGATGCGGTTGCTGCGGGCTGGGGCATTAATGAGCGAATTTCTCATGATGAAATGCTCGTGAGAGTAGTTGCTGAACACTACCGGCTCATCCTTTGCCAGGGTGAGCTTGGGATCGCGGTGCCGGAAAAACTGGCAGCGGGAGGTGGGGAGACGGAGATAGATATTTGACATTTTTTTACTTTTTCAAGGCGATGCCTTTCTGCTGGGCATAATTTAGCATGATTGCATCGGTAATGTAGAGGAAGTACTTCTGTATGCTGTTGCCTTCCTTCGGACGTGGTACCAGCTTGTCGAGCTTGGCAGTCTGCTCCTCGTCTAGGTTGGCGATGAGTTTCATGCCGTCGATATAGCAGCCTCCTGATTCCGTCTTGGCGATGAAGCTCTCGTTGAAAAAGCCTTTCTTGTCGAAGAAGAGATTGAGGGCTTCCACCATCTGATCCTGGGTGAAGCCAGGAAGCTGAGGGTGCAGCTTGCGGCGTTTCTCCGAATAGGTCTTCATGCGCTTCCCCACATAGGCACTGATGCTGTTGGCATAGTCGCAGTAAAGGTCATTGTCCTTACTGTTGATGTCCTTTGTTCTTGCGAAATTGAAGAAGCCCTGCATCTGTTTCAATACCTGCAGTACGCTGTCAAACTGGTTGAAATCAATGCGCCCTCCAAAGATTTCCTTCATATTTGACTTCACATCTATTACGATACGCTCCAGGGTGTCCGTAAGGAAAGTAACCTTATCCAAATCAATGGAGAGCTTGTCAACTTTGTCCTGCATTCCAGGCTTGCTGTAGTCCACATAGTAGCGGAGCAACTGGCCGAAGTTGAGGAAATCGTAGGATTCATCACTTCGCAGGTTTACCTGCACAAGCAGGGAGTACATATTCATCGACAGCTTCTTGTCCTTCTCCTGGATGGCTCGGATAATCGATGCCATCTGTGGCGAGTTCTGCGGAATGCGGCTGGCTGCACGCACGAGTTCGTTGCGGTTGCGCACGGCTTCAGCGAAATCAGGATTGGAAAAAAGACGCTCCAATGCCTCTGTATATTTTTCAGCAGGAACATCCTTAAAGTTAAAGGTATAGATGGTAGGGAGGTTTCTGATTTGAGCCTCACGCTTGGCCATCGCTTGCTGCTGTTGTTTTTTGTTTTTTGTTCCCATTGCTTTTTATTGCTTTTTTACTCTATTAATCATAATCGCCATTAACGGGTGAATATCTTATCGCTCATCACCATCTCCAGCTATTACGTGGCGCTGATTGCGGCTTTGGAGCTTTGCCAAGTTCTCCTCGGCTACTTCCTGCAGGCTTACACCCATGACGTGGGCCAAACCTGCGGTCTGCCAAAGAATATCGCCGATTTCGGAAAGCATCAGCTTGCGCTCATCATCGGTTACGTTCCAGATTTGGGTGTGGCAGATTTTGCCATCCTCATCTCGCTCGGTGGTGGTGATGTGCAGCTTACCTTTGCGCATGTGCTTGCCAGCCTTGCTTGCAAATTCGCCTACTTCGCCACAAAGGTTGGCGAGCATATAAAAGAGATTATCACTCTCAGGAAGGCAGGTTGTCATTGCCTTCTGCTGATATTCGTTTAATGTAATATTTGCCATTTTCTTTCTTCTTTATTTGTTATTGGACCAGCGATAGAATCGCTGGGAACGGGGGTTTATCTAAAAGATTTCTTTTGAGCCTCGAACATTTCCATTCTCTCGCTGATGATGCGGTTGATCTCAAAACCTATTTCCTTGGCGTTAGGATGCGCCTTGCCGGTAGTTTCTCTGAAGCGGAGGTCTAAGATATGCTGCCACTCGGCGATAGTGTATGTATAAGCTACCACCGTATAGGTATCGAGAGGGAGAATGCCGCGGGCATCCTGCGGCTTCAATCCCGACTTCAGCAATCGGCGATAGAGCCAGTCGGAAATCTTGCAGCCGGAGAGATAGAGGAACTTCTGCCAGCGGGTGCCCTCGTGCAACCAATGGGGGCGGGCAATCTGCACGCCACCTTTCTTCTCCAGGTTCACGTAGCGAGTGCTCTGCTCACTGATGCAGTTAGGCGATGTGCGGTTCAGCTCACGGCTGGTGCTGATCTGTGTGGTGACAACCAGCGTCATTCGGAGGAGATTGAGTGCTTCCTTGAAATCGTATTTCAGCGCCTTCTCAATAAACTCGGCTTCCTTCACATTGAATGGAGACAGCATTTCGAGTATATTGCCATGCTCGCAAAGGAACTGCATGTTACTGCTGATCCATACCTTCTTTTCCTGCACTGCATAACTGATGTAAGGCGATGCAACAAGAAAAGACCAAAGATGCTTCGGCAGTTTACTGTCATTCTTTACGAAGAAATAGAGGGTGCCATGGCGGTACATGGAGCGATGACCGCTCTCCCAAAAACGGTTGGCTAACTTTACTGCCTGTTTTTCCAGAAAATCTTCTTTCATGTCTTCAGGAAGTTTCTCGTCAGGCTGTTTGCCCTTGCTCTTATAGCAAATTCTGCCTACTCGGGCAATCTGTTGTGCGGCGGTCTTCTGAGGCCACCACTCAACACCAGGAATTATCATTTTCATATTGTTTCTTATTTGATGTTTTATATATTAAAAATCTATCACGCCATCCCAATACCGATTGGAGACAAAGGCAAAGATGTTACCTATCTTATGCAGCTTGCCTAATATACCCGCGATGGGTGAATGGGTAGTTATTTTTGCCATTATTTTATCTGTGCCCAGTCTGTACTCAGTCTGTATTGTAACGGTACTGGATATTCACTTTGAACTTACTTTACAGAATGGTTAGGAATGCCCAATTCCTGCTCTCTTATCTTCTTGGCTACGAACGCAACGTAGTCCCAAAGATGAAAAATCGTTCGGTTGTTTGGTATCACATAATCATAGCTGTTGAAATCAATCTGTACGCGATAATGGTCTCTGTCGGTACGTTTTTCAGAGATACCACGCTTCTTCAAGGTTTCCGGCTTTGCCGAAACATAGACGGTAATGATCTTGGCTTTCGGGCAGCGCTCCATTAGTTCCATCAATCCTTTCTCGTCGATGACGTAAATGGCGGCACCTGCCACCTGCTTTTTCTTCGTCCAATACTCATAGTTACCGTATCGGGTATAAGCAAGCATTTCGCTTTTGGGAACGTTGCATTCATTAACAAAATGATGCTCCTTACCGTCAACTTCACCTTCCCGCATAGGCCGGGTAGTATAGGAACAGAGTACTTCATATCCCAGGATGGCAGACAACATGTTTGCTACCGTGTCCTTGCCTGCCCCAGAGGGCCCAATAATCGTTATCAATTTCATAATTTATCATTTTACTTGATGGGTTGTCATCACCATGCGAAAATCTCCATATCTCGCCAGCGATGGGTATTTCTGCAACACGATGTTTCGCAGATTACCATAATCATCCATATTAGCTACATATTTCTTCAGTCCAAAATCGAAGTTGCAGGTGAAATCCAAATTGATCTGACGGATGAACTTTTCACCCCCCCCGAAACCGGACATTACATCGAACACTACTTTCATCCATCGCTGACCTTTCTGATCGAGCCATGACCCCTTCGGGATTTTTACTTTTCTTTTTGCCATAATCTTTAATCTTATATGTATTAAAATTCTTTTTTTCTGCTTGTGGACCAGCGATAGAATCGCTGGGAACGGGGGCGAGATAATGGAATTAACCTCGCTCTGCCCATACTTGCCGCAGAATGGAGTGATACTCGGCCTCACCAAGATTCTGCTTGCAGGCGTGGATGAGGTAATTGTAACTCACGGTGGTACTTCTGCCTAGCTGCCGCCACTTCTGAGATGCCTGGGCAGCGTTGTACTTCCGGCTGCAGGCTGAAAGCTCGTGAAACAGACGTTCGCCGTAGGGGTGTGCCTTCAATGCCCAACCTGCCTTGGTCCACTCATCATAACTTTCCGTGATGTTGATGTTTCGGCTCACCAAAGCTTTTACGATAAGTTCGATGATGCGGTCTTGCGTGCGTGGATCATTCCAAAAGGCTCTGTTGTCGCTGCCGCCGTAAGCGCTGGAGGCGTTACTCTGCGGCTGCCGATACATCGGTCTTGCTTGTGGTATCACCTGCGGTTCATCTGTCGCCAAACCTTGATAAGGCTGCACATTGTTATTAATATATATGTGGTCTGCATCATCCCATGAGGCGAAGCGCACACGTCCGATATTGCCGCATTGCTTGTCGAGCACGATGCCCAGGGCTGCGTATTCCTTGAGGATAGCCTTGAACTGCTCTTTGTGTCTATCGGGATAAGCCAGGCGAACCAATCCGAAATATCCGGTACCCGAACAGGAACGCATCAGCAGACCTATCTCCGGACGAAAGCGAGCCACCATGCGGATATTCTCAAAACTGGTAAGCTGCTGATTGTCCTGAAGGTCGATGTCGATGGCCAGCCATCCGGTATGCTGCTGAAGATGTGTTTCACGGCGTGAAACCATTACCCGCTGGCCGGGATGGGTTAAACTCTCGTCTTCATAAAGACTGAAGAGACCGCTCAGTGTGGCACCTGGAAGCATCTTCTTCGTTTCGATATACTCCGGCATCTTCTTCGCCTTGCTGCCATACTGCTGTCGCATGGCTCTCAGCTTCTCTACATACGGCTTCCATCTATCCGTCAGACAGAACTCACGGATAGACATCTGCTGAATGCACTCGCCCGTCTCCATATCGACGAAATCACCATGGGCATCCGTAGCGGACTTGTAGATGGAACATATTTCCTCAAACATACCTTACATATATCAATTATACTAAATCTGCTGCAAAGATACAAAAATAAATCGAAAATAGTATAGGTAAGTTATATAATATCTGATATAAGTTATATATTTAAGAATTATTATATATTTTGACGGCAAATCAGTGGTGAAATTGCAGATAACGGAGGCTAGAGGGAGAGGCTCTAGTCCGTTAGGCGTTCCTGCGGATTTGAAATCCGCAGACAAAAAAGGCTCGACCACTTATCAGGAATTTGCAATCCCCAACCCAAGCATGAATGAGGATTTGGCATTTCTCCAAAAAATGGGACCAGGATGCGAAATCTGGTCTCATTTTGCCGATTTTGGTCCCATTTTTATTTTGAAGGCTGAAATGTTAAAGCCCATTAATTGAGAAAACGAGGGATTTTGTCCCACTGCTGCCCCACCATTGCCCCCTGCTAGCCCACTACGATTTTTTGCTATTTGCTTGTTTTTCAGCAATTTGCTTTATTTTGGTCTCATTTTTATCTAATTTTCTAAAAACAAATGTACGCAGGAGAAACAAAATATTTCAGAAATATGTAAAATATATGTAGAAAATCCTGTATTTTTCTCGCTAGCTGCCACTCCCTCATATCCCCATAACTACCTTATTGTCTGATGTTTACGGCAAAGCCGTTAATGCTACTAACTTCTAGTTTGGAGTTAGGGGTTTTTGATTTTAGGGAAAAGAAAAAATACACGGAAAATTTTATATATAGTAGTGAATTTCGGGGAAAAATGGGACCAAGATATGCTTTTGAGACCAAAAAGCCCACTAAATCAGCGAGTTATCAAAAGCCCACTAAATGATGGGTTTGGTCGCAAAATGGGACCAAAAAGAAATTTAAGCGAAAAAGGCTATCTCGCTTCACAGCGAAACAGCCTTACTAAAAACATAATAAAAACTTAAAAACTAACAACTAATAATCAACAAAAATTTCATTCTATTTATGCTTCATAAACTGATTAGCCTTATTCAGGCTATCATACAGCTCGCCACGACCAAACATATTGATCTTGGCGTTGATAGGCTCATTCAGGCGCTGAATGAGCGCATTCACGGCTTGCAGGAGCGCCGCATTGCTTGCTGCGCTGGCTGCAATCAATCCGCCTGCCGCTGACGCGCCAGACGAAAGATTACCATTGCCTGCTTGCGCGCCTGCTGCAAGAACATCGCCCACATTGCCATTGTCAAATGCCCTTCTTGCTGAGTTTCTTCCTGAATAATTGCGGTCGTAGTTGACGAGTGCTTTCAGCAAGCCAGGGTTATTCATCATCATCGCATGAGTAGTTTCCCTACCAATCACGATTTCCGGTCCTCTCTCGGCTACGAGAGACGGTTGCCCGTTCACGGTGGTGGCGGTTGGAGATGTAAGCATCTTCACACCCTGCATCTGCTTGCCGTCATCCTCCTTCGCCCAATATACTTCGCCATTATCAGCCACAAATGGCTTCAAATCCTGCACGTTACCGCTATCATAGGTAAGCATACCAGTTACAAGCTTGGTGTTGGCGGTATTGGTATTACTCTTCTTCTTGCCGCCGCTGAAGGCAGAATTGAGTGCCCACTGGAGTAAGCCCATGAGGGTAGCCATCACACCCGCGGCTGCGATAGGACCAGCGATAGGACCTAGGAACTCAAAACACTTAGCCATCGCACCAGCAATAGAGAAGGTTACTTCCGACTGGGTACGGGCTGCATCAGACTGAGCCATAGCCTCATTATTAGCCTGAGTATAGGCAAGGTTGGTAGTGAGCGCCGTTTGGGTCATAGCCATACCTGCATTCAAAGCCACCTTAGTACCCTCGTTCTGCTCCTTGTTTCCGGCAGCAGTTACATCTGTGATGTTCTTAACACCCTGGGTAGTTGCCTTCTCACGTTCCTTATTGCCCTTCTTTACCTCCTTGCTCAGTTCCTTCTGGTGCTTCTTCTCCTTCTTCAACTGCTCGGCTTTTTCTTTGTCTTCCTTAGATTTGCCGCCGCCAGTCTTGAACTCGGTATTCATCACGCCACCAATGAAAGAACCGCCGATACCGGCTGCGACATCGGACCAGGAACCGCCACCTGCGATAGCATCGGCTGCTGCCGCACCAGTTTGCGTTGCGGCATCCTGGTAGAACGCATTGGCATTGTCTCGATTGCGATGTGCCCACGCATGAGGAGCACCGTTTTGCTGCTCTTGTGTACCCTGCTGCTTGGAATCGGTAGGCGCATAAGGCACGACGGGAGCGTTATCAAGCGCAGCAGGAGATTTACCAGGCATGATAGGCGTACCATCAGGATTCCAACCGAGAGCCGGCTGCTGAGGAGGCAGATTCTCGAAGTTAGACTGCGGCTGCTGAGTAAGATAAGATGCGCCCTCATCTACCAGTCGCACATACATCGGATTCGCCTTTGTGCCGAGATTAGAGAAGTCTTCCTTCACGGCATTGGCATCAGCATTGGCTCTTGCTGCATCAATGCCAGGCTGCGCTTTCTTCTTGGCTCGTTTGGCACCTGCATCGTTGATAGCCTTCCACATCTGCGTATTCACATCGTTGAGCGCCATATTACCCCACGATTCAAGCATAGACTTCAGAGCGTTCTTGATGCTCTCTTGTGCGCTGCTTACATCGTTGCGCATTTCAGCAAATGCCTTGCCTACTTCCGAACCAAAGGTTTCGATAGGCTGCACGAGCTGCTGCATCTGCGAGAGCCGGTTCTTCATTGCCGTTGCCATCTGGTTGACATAGGCAAGTTCTGCCTCCTGACGAGCCTTGTCAGCTTCATCGAGGAGCTGCTTGTTGCGTGAGTTTTTGAAAACGAAAGCATAATAATCTTCTGCCATCTGCATCTTCATCTTCATCAGCTCCACCTCTGGGTCGGCGGTGAGATCACCGAGACCGAGGTTCGACCACATATTGGTTCGCTTGCCGAAAAGCGCGCTTTCCTGCTGCATCTTGCGAAGGGCTTCCTGATTGGCGAGGTTGCGCTGGTTGACCTTCCACATCTGCTCGGCAATCTTTTTTGCCTGGTCGTAGGTCTTTTTCTGCGCCTCGGTATATTCATCGGAATACTGAATGAGCTTGTTGTAGAACACACGCCAGTCTTCCGCATTATCGCCCAGCACGCTCTGAATACGGGCACCCAGTGCATAAGGATCATCACCAAAGAGCATCTGCATCAACAATCCCCTACCCTCTTTACTGCTGACATCAACTGTATAAAGGTTGGCAATTTGCGTTCTTGCTTGCTCGTACATGGCGATGATATGCTCCTTACGTTTTTCTGCGCGTTCCTCATCCGCTAGCTCAAAATCGGTTGGGTTAGCGAAGCCCATCTGATTGAAATCATCGTACATGCTCTGCTGCACGGCTCCAGTATAGTTGTGCTCTCGGGCTATCTTTCGCCGAGCTTCTGCCTGTTGAGCCTCCAGCGTTATATTATTCTGCTGATTCTTGGTAGCCTTGGCAAAGATTTCAGACGTGATGGAGTTCATCGGTCGGTTCAGGCTGTTACCCAACTGAGCCATCTTCTCACGCAGGGCATCGACGTTATTCTTTTGGATGGAAGCGAGGAGATTTTGAGAAAGATTCACGCCAGTCTCATCGGTCTTCTCAACAAGATCATTATCCATCGTCTTCTTGAACTCCTCCCAGGTGTTAGCCTGACCAGCGATAGCAAGGCGCACCTGAGCAAGAGCTTCATTCATACGTCTCTTTATCGGTTCTATATAGAATTTCTGCTCTGTCTCATCCCTTCCGAGGCTTACTGCCTGAGATAGCTTCTCGTTAATTTGTCGCTCATAGAAGTTGCGAACGTTATCCATGATAGCACTCGCCTCGTCCTGCTTCTGCTTCAGCTCATCACGCCAGGAACGCTGCTGGTCGCGCAACGCCTGCTTCTGTTCACGTGCCTCCCGCTTCGCAGCAGCGATAGCATCAGGATCGGGTGCATTATTATCAAGAGTGCCAGGACTTTCTTCCGGATAATCAGTATATCCTTCTGGAACCCAATTCGCATAAGCCTTCTCAATTTCCTTTTCTTTATTGCCTCTACGATGCGTAGCGTTTGTGTACCAGCGAGACGCAGAAAGCAAATCACGAAGTTTGAATACCATTTGCGGGTCACTGGAAGAGGGAGAGATCTTTCTGCCGTCATAACCCTGGCGGTAAACGAAACCCTTATTATCAACTTTCCAATTTTCACCGCTAATCAAGCCTGATTTATTTTTCGGCAGTTTTTTAGCTAAGTACCAGAACACGGAGGTACCGCTTGCACCCTTGCTGACCCATCGGTCTATATCCTGAAAAGACACTCCAAGCTTATCAAGACCTAAGCCACGAACCTTTTCCATCAAAACGTTTGAAGCTGCGTTTCTGTCGGAATCAAATTTCGGCAAAGCCTGCTGTTTGGCTTTCTCACGCATACGGTAATAAGTTGCCCTCTGCGCTTCCTGTGCCAACTCGGAATAATGGTCACGAAGGTCTTTTACATTCTTGATCTCGATACCGAGATTAGCAATATAAGAACGGAAATCTCGATTGAATCTGGATATGAGACCTTGGCGTTCCTTTTGCGAAAGGTTCGCCTCATTCATCATTCGCTTATAATTATCGAGTTTCTTGTTAAGGTTACTCGTTTCTACTGCCGCCTCGTTAAGTGTTTTTTTCCAGGAATTAGCTTTACGTGTTGCCTCTGCTTCCGCAGCAGCAGCTTCTCTATTCGCTTCCGCAAAAGACCATACCACTCCTACGGCGGTAAGAATCGCACTTGCAATAGCTACATAAGGATTTACCTTGGCTGCTGAATTAAACAACGTTTGCGCAGCTGCTGCAGCTTTTAAAGCCTTGCCTAATTCCCAAAGAAACGAAACGGTTTTGTAAATACCCAGAGCAGCGAAATAGTTGGCGATAAGAGGAAGAAGGGTTATAAATACCTTGCAAGCAGTAATCACACTCCACAAGGCTGCCTGAAGCGTTTTATTGAACACCGGACTTTGCAAGATCATCTGCGACATATCGTACCAAGCCTGTGCCATAGCCTTTACACTCTCCACGCCATCAGGGTTGACAAATGCCTTCTCCCAAAGGTTGTTGGCTCTATCCAATATACCTGCGGCAGACTGCTGCTGCATCTTATACTCATTGGTTACAGCGCTTGCCTCCTCGAATGCCTCCTTAGACTCATAGAGATGATTCTTCAGTACGTCCACGTTCTTAGACATAGTTACCATAGAAGTAATAAGTCTTTGTCCGTCAGAACCAACATCTTTAAAGATGTCACCAAGAGCATTCATATTACCCTTGTCACGCATCTTTTCAAGTACCAAGACGATGGCGTCCATGGCATGCCCGGCTGCATACATATTCTTGATGGTACCCTGCTGAATGCCCAAATCCTTCTCGATAAGGTTATGATTCTTCTGCAAGGCTACAATGAATTTAGACATCGCCGTAGCACTCACCTCCGGCATCAGAAAGAGAGAGTCAGATGCAGAACCGAGGGCCAACAACTGGTCTGTAGTAATGCCTGCAGTACGGCTCACACCGGTTAATCGCTTGGCAAACTCTACGATATTGGTAGATGTAGAGGTAGAAGTAGAAGACAGTTTGAACATAGCCGAACCCGTAGCAAGCATTGCTTTTTCGATACCCATCTTCGGGATAAGACCCATCGTTTCCACCATCTTAGAAAGAGCCGGCAACGCTTCTTCTCCCATTTCCTCACCAATGGCTACATTGATTTGGTCGGCAGCAGCTACGAACTGCTTCATACCTTCCACGCCATACTTACCCATACCAAGTTTTGCACCCTGGTAGGCAAGTTGAGCCAAGCCATCGACGGAAGTACGAGTATCAATCTTGGCCAATTCTTCAGACAGTTTGTTGACATCCTGCATCGTGAGTCCGGACACCTTACGAATATCCGTCAAAGACGAAGAGTATTCAAAGTTTTTCTTGATAGCAGAAGTAACTGTATCTTTGATAGCATTTAATACTCCGAATAAGCCCACGTATGCCGTAAAATTCTTCACTGCCGTCTGCCAGGAATTACCATGCTGGGTTATAGCCCCAGTAGCGTTTTCGATATTCTTCTTTAAATTCTTCAGTTCTTTCTGCTTCTCGTTAAACTCCTTGCTTTTGGTGTTTAACTGATTCAACTCTTCGGAAAGCTGATTGTAGGCCTGTTTCAACTCATTGATAGAAGCCTTTCCCTTTCGTCCTCTCTCGATAATATCATTAAGCTGGCTATGCGAAAGATAGGTACCTTTTAGGGCTTTCTCCAACATAGCATACTGCTGACGGAGTTTTGCCACCTCCTGCGAACCCACAGGCAACTTCTGAATCTGCTTCTGAATAACGTCCATTGCCTGCTTAATATCTTCCGCAGGGTGCCCGTTAGGGTTCCCCAGGATTTTGAGGAGCTGAATAGAACCCAAAGAAGCCTTCTGAGCCTTACCGGAAACCGCCTCTAGACGCTTTTCGATGGTAGCGAGGCTTTCGTTATAAGAATTAATCTTATTCTCATCAGATAAATCAGTATTATCCCTAGCTTCCGTGAGGGTTGTCTTTGCCCTGCGCAAATCAGATGCAGATGCGTGCTTTCTGTTAACGATGCCAGTAGCCTCCCAAACACTCATCTTGCCTTTGCGCCTATCCTCCTCCGCCTCCAGTTGTTTCAAAGTGTCAAGATTAGACTGATAGCTGGCATCTGTTTTTTTTAAAGAGGAAACGAGTTCTCTCTGCTGAGTAAGAGCCTTACTGAGCCATTGGTCGGATTGCTCATCAACATCCTTCAATCCTTCTTTAATCTTCACATACTTACCTTCGAGCAGACGTATCTCATCGCCTACTTCCTTCATCATCGCACGGATGGAATTAGCCTGCTCCATCTCTGCCTCTGACAAGCCTTCGAGCTGACGCTTGCCATCGCCCAATGCACGGCGCAGGTTGCGAAGTGAAGTATTACTGAGCTGGTTTACTACGCTCTGCAAACGCTCATTGGCCGAAATATCCTTAATCTGCGCAGAAGCCAGCAAATCATACTGCTTCTTCAAATCCTTGATGGTCGCATCGAGGGCTTTATATGGATCAGTGTTCGGCTTCAGGTTTTTCAGCTTCGCCTGAGCCGCATCTATCTGGTCGGATATACCCGCTGCTGCCTCCTGCAACTGCTTCAAAACCTGGAGCGGTTGTTGACCGTTGAGCGTGATGATAGCCTCTGTTTTATTCTTTGCCATTGCTTTTTTATTTTTAATGTTTATTTTTGGGGGTTATGAGACCGGCGATAAAATCGCCGGGAACGGGGGCGAGATGGGTTAATCACCTTCGCCTTCCAGGGCGTTCATTATCTGTAACAAGCCTTGATAACCGTAGTAATCGGCAAGATGGTTTTCGTATCTCGTTTTCAACCTGCGGACGGTTCGTATGATGGCAGGACGGTGAGATTTACCTGCCCTTCTGTCCCACTTGCCGATATAGCGGGTTTTGAACTTGGCTTTCTTCGAGCGGTCCACCTTGTCGGCAGTGATATGGGCTGCAGGGTCACGAGGATCACCCGTCAAACCTACACCAATATCCACATAGCGGAGATAATCGTTATAACGGATTCCTACCATCAGATTACCCGTCTTTTCGTCAGCCTGATATACCGTACCCTTAAAGGATTTCTTACCTTCGCCCGTAGAGAACCACATGCCGTGTTCCTCGCGGTATCTGTTCACCTTCTCATAGCCACGATATACTTCTACCGGATAAATCTTCTGGGTATTGAAGTTGACTTCTATATCGAGAAGGGCTTGTTTCAGATATACGCCTGCCACCTCTTTCAGGGGTGCAAAAGGCGACTTGATAGGTTGAGTTCTGATAGGCATAGCTTATCCCTCCTTTCCGTCTTCTGTTGATGCAGGAATGATATATTTCTGCTCTTTTTCACATTGGAAGTTATAGAGCGGACGGATGGTCTGCCAATAACAATCAGCAAGGAGCCAGCTCGGACCACGGAAAAGAGGGTTTACACCATAGGCAAAACTCTCTATATCGACGGATGATAATTCTATGCCCAATTTAGGCTCTTCCGTCTTGAAATTTCTGCCAGTGATAGGACAGATACCTGTGCGGCGAAGCTGAGTGAGATAGGAGGCAAGATCTTCGCAATACTCCATCAGATCATCCGATGCAGCCTGCAATTTGCTGCCATCATATCTGCCCAACGTAACAGAGGAGTCTTTCAGTCGGGTAAGGAAACAGACCTGATAAGTAATCAGGGCTTGCTTATCCGATTTCAACTCTCCGGAGTTCACTACACGATAGAGCATACAGGGAGAGTGAATGATATTGGCGTTGCGGGAAAAGATATTTTCCTCGTCAATATCACGAATGCGGAAGAAACTCTGATCCTCCAGCTTCTTGCTTGTCGGGTCGTGAGACAAGGGCTTATATATCGTAGCCCAATGTTCCAAAACATTTGATATTGTCATAATTCAAAGAGATTTTAACACATTATTAACTGATAGCGTACAGAAATTAAGAGATATTGGCACATTACATGCCCATTACTGGGTCAGCAGGTTTCTGCGGAATCCAGTCGTCATTATCATCTTCTTTCTTCTTATCCTCTTCCGGAGTTGCCTCTTCCTTGTTGCCCTCCTCTTCTTCCTTCATCAAGTCTTTCAGCTTTACATTGAAGTGTCTTTCTGTTTTATCAGCTACTATCTTCTGCATCACTCTTGCCCATGGCGCACCATTGCAAGTGCTCTCATTTTCGAGAATGCTCACGAGCTGCACACCACAATAGATGGCGGCAAGATAATTGGCGAGATGCAAGGGGTTCTGAAAATCGAGTATGACGGTATCTACCATCGTGGCTAAGAATATCGCAAGAATGAGGACGGAGAAATCTTTCACCATCTTTGCCATCTTCTTTGATTTCAGTTTCCCATCGATTTTGCATCGGGGGTCTTTCTTGATAGCCTCCCGATAGCGGGAATAGATACGGCAGTTGCAGCGCCACGCTGTATAGCAGTCGCAGATAAGGGCGAAGAAGCATACGGCGATGTAGTTAAGGGATGGTTCCAGTGTACACCACACCAAGCCGATGATGGCTGCAAGAAACCTGGTAAGGGTTGGAATTAAACTTTGCATTTCTTTTTTCTTTTTAATGTTATCCTATGTTGTCTTAATACTATTGCAAAGGTATCGGTTTTTAATTGAGAGATGGGGACAAAAGGATTGAGGGACCTGCGATGGAATCGCTGGGGACGGGGGCGAGAGGGATGTTATTTCGAGATGAGGGGGTTCGGGGGTTGTCCCAATCATTTAGGAGCGATTTCGTAATTTTGTGGGCAGATATAGAAATTTAAAAGGCGCAAAATGATAAACGAGCAATTACAGAAAAAGATAGATCAGTCTATCCGCCTCCTGCAAAGCGTACAGAAAAGGTACGATGGAGAGATAGAACTGGCTTATTCGGGCGGCAAGGATAGTGATGTAATCCTGCAGCTTGCCAGGGAAGCTGGTATCAGATACAGGGCGATATACAAGAACACCACCATCGACCCACCGGGCACTATCGCCCACGTGAAGGAGATGGGTGTGGAAATTCTCAGGCCTAAAGAGAATTTCTTTCAGCTTATCGCCAAGAAGGGATTTCCTTCTCGCTTCTACCGTTTCTGCTGTGAGGCTCTGAAAGAGTATAAGGTACTCGATAAAACCATTATCGGTGTGCGCAAAGCGGAAAGCAGAGCAAGAAAAGAAAGATATAACGAGCCTACCGAGTGCCGATATTTTGGTGCAAAGAAAAAAGAGAACCATGTGGAGCAGATTTACCCTATCTTAGAGTGGACTGATGAAGACGTAAGGGATTTCATTCTTGATAGAGACTTGAAGCTGGCTCAACTCTACTATGATACGGGGGGGCAAATCAACGTTACTCGAAGACTCGGCTGCATGTGCTGCCCGCTGGCCTCAAGACGCAAGCGCCTTATCGAGTTTCAGAAGCACCCCCGCATAGCGAAGGCTTACCTGCGTGCCGGACAGAAGTACTTAGATACGCATCCTAACTGCACGGCGCTGAAACGCTACGATAGCGTATATGAATGGTTCACACGTGATGTGTTCTATTCTAAGAATAAGGAGTGGGATAAGGTGAACGGACCGCTATTCGGTAAGCCCGATTACAAGAAGTTCCTGGAAGGTCAGTTTGGTATCGACCTTACCATATAGCGTTTCGGGGTTCGGGGTTTTTGAACACGAATGACACGAATGACACGAATTTCGTTTTTCGATGCCCCACCAATTATACATTAAACATTAAACATTAATAAGGAATGAGCCAATTAACGCAAAACACCCTGCAGAGGATAGACAAATGGCTATCCAATGGTCTCAGCATGGAGACGATGTTCCCTAAACTGGAACAGCGGTACCGCATGCAGATTTGTGCTGAGTTCTACAAGCGATGGGTGCAAAACAACGATATAGACCCGCGTACCACCTGTCGCAATATCGCACGGCGCGATTATACGCTCTTCGTGAACCAGGCAGGACAGGGCAACAAAGAGGCGCAGGAAATGGTGATGGCGCTGCATATTGATATTGACGATGAAGGAAATATCAAACCTCGCACGGTTACGGAACTGAATAATGATGTAGCGGTCTGCAACCATATCATCCGTTTCTTCCAGACCGATGAAAGCCCTCGCCACAAGGCAATGTATCTGAGCAGCGCCGAATGGCTCATCCGCACGGGCAAGCAGCAGAACAACGACCGCGCGGTGGATAAGGGTATGCAGGCCTTGGCTAATGTATATGGCAACTTCGTGGAGGATAAGGACGCTACGGATGAGATGCCAGATATGAGCCGCATAGCCATTACCCAGGATGTAAGCATCGTGAAACACGACCGCATCAACTATACCGATGAGTATAAGCGCAAGATGGCTCGCAAGTACGGTCTTACGGTGAAAGATATGCAGCAGATAGCCGATGAGGAGAGTCTGAATGCTACTCCGGAGAAAGCTCCTGATTACTTCGACTACATGGAAGAGGTGATGGAAGAGAAGGAGGCTGACAAACAGACTAAAGAAATGAAGGAGGAACCAGCCGATGAGTAAGCGATACGAAAATCATCATCCCAACAAGATACCTCCCTTCCGTCCTGATCCGGAACACTGGACGAGGAAAAGCAGCCACGGCTGGAAAGCCAAGGTTGCCTACGAAAGTGAGGATGAAGCCTGCGAGTTTTTAAAACTGCATCCTAAAATCATGAATGCCGGATATACGGCATACCAGTGCAAGGTTTGCTCGAAATGGCACATTGGGAAATTAAGAGTTGATAGTTTATAATTTATAGTTTACAGAGGATGGAGTTAAATAAGATTTATAATGAGGACTGTCTGGTAGGAATGAAAAAGATTCCTTCCAAGACTATCGACTTAATAGTTAGTGATCCTCCTTATATTATAGACAATTCTGGGGGGGTATTTATGCCCATGATGATAAAGGCTATGTAAAAGAGCTGGATGAGATAAAAAGCGGATTCGACTTAAAGATTCTAGATGAATGCTGCAGGGTTATGAAAAAGATAAATATCTATCTTTGGTGTAGTCAAAAACAGATTCCTCTATATCTTGATTACTTCGTAAAGAAGAAAGGCTGTAACTGGAATCTGATTACTTGGCACAAGACGAACCCGATACCTGCGTGCGGCAATAAATATATTACTGATACAGAGTATTGTTTGTTCTTCCGAGAAAAAGGAGTTCGTATCTATGGTGATACGAGTACCAAAGGAACGTATTTCATTACTCCACTCAACACTTCAGAGAAAAATCGTTGGAATCATCCAACCATAAAGCCAACACCATTCTTTCAAAAACATATCATCAATTCGAGCCTAAAAGGTGATACCGTCCTCGATCCTTTTATGGGCAGCGGTACTACTGCTATCGCCTGTATCAGAGAAAAGCGAAACTTCATCGGCTTTGAACTGAACAAAGAATATTACGACAAGGCTTGTAAGCGTATTCAACTCGAAATGGCGCAGCCGAGCCTATTCTAAAACATATAATTACAATGGAATTAAATAAGATTTATAATGAGGATTGCCTGGTAGGAATGAAAAAGATTCCGGACGCAAGCGTGGATTGTATTATCTGCGATTTGCCTTATGGCGTTCTCAATAAAAAGAGTGAAGGCGGTGGCTGGGATAGTATTATCCCGCTTGAGCCATTATGGAAGGAATATCTGCGCATAACCAAACCCAATGCGGCCATTATTCTTTTCTGCCAGGGCATGTTTACCGCACAACTTATGATGTCACAGCCGAAACTCTGGAAATATAATCTTATTTGGAGCAAACAACGGGTAACAGGATTTCTGAATGCCAACAAAATGCCTCTGCGCTCACATGAGGATATTGCAGTATTTTATCGAAAACAACCTGTCTACAATCCTCAAATGGTAAAATGTGCGCCACATCAAAGGAATCATCGAAGGGGAGATGGCTCTCATAGTTTGAAGCGAGGTTGTTATGGCGACCATAAAGAAGTGCCTACTATCGTATCAGATGAAAAATTCCCAAAGAGCATTATCTGCTTTGACAAGGAACATTCTGCCGATACCTTCCACCCTACGCAAAAGCCAGTCGCTCTTATCCAGTATCTTATATGTACTTATACCAATGTGGGGGGGCGTTCTCGACAACTGCATGGGCAGCGGCACTACCGCCATCGCCTGCATCAGAGAAAAGAGAAACTTCATCGGCTTTGAATTAAACAAAGAATATTACGACAAGGCTTGCAAACGCATCAAGTTAGAGTTGGCACAGCCTACTCTATTCTAAAATCAACATACATTCAGGATAACATTTTTATTATTATGCAACAACCACATTTGATATACCTAACCAAATTCCAGCAGCAATCTCTGTATATGGCTGCGAAGGATGAAAGGGTGATTGCCGCAAGACGTGTGGGTAAAACCGACGGCCTTGTGGCTCCTTACGTCTGGATGGCTTCTAACTCTATGCCCGGTATGCTGGGAGCCTGGGTAGCCGTATCACGACAGCAGGGATTCGGCAAGACTATTCCTGGTACCATGGCAGCCATGGAACGAATGTTCGGTTTTACGCAGGGCATTCATTTCGGTTGGGGACGACCACCGAAGCACGCCCGTGAGGCTATCTTTAAGCCGAAAAGCTATGACAATATTATTTGGTTTGCGAATGGTGCCCAGTGGGTGCTCATCTCCCTCTCGCAGACCGCAAGTGCCAACAGTTACACTTTTTCGGCGATGGTAGGTGACGAGGCGAGGTTCTTCCCTTACAAGAAAGTAACCGACGAGTTGATGCCGGCGTTGTCAGGCCAGACTCACCCTTTGGGTAACATCAACTTTACTGACTACAACCCGCTCTATAAATCGACAAGATTCCTATCTGATGCTTCGCTTACCACAAAGGGCAGTTGGCTGGAGCGCGAGGAGGAGAAGCTTGATCTTACAATAGAATCAGGTAAATTTCAAGGCAAGACTTACAGATGGGTGCAGGAGCAGCTGGAAGACTATGCAAACAAGATTATCCGTTACAACGACCTTATCTATAATGCCAAAAAGACCGGGCATACCCCTCATGCCGTGCTACCCGATTTAAGGTTGATGATACGTGCCATCGCCCTCAAGATGATTAAGCACGAGGGACAGTTTAAGATTTTGCCTAACCATGGCAACAAGCTCACAAAAAACATGGTGGATATGGCGGTAAACTATAAGCTGGTGGATGCAGCGGATGCGGAACTCATCTATGATTACGAATATCTGTTTACGGAAGAAGAATGGTGGGAGATGCAAATGTTCGACAAGGCAGACAAGTTTCGAGACGACTATCTGAGAGAGCTTCGCCGTTCGGCATTCCTCGTTCGCCGTGCTTCTACCCTCGACAATGTGGATCTGCTTACTGAAGACTACATCAGAACCATGAAGCGAGATCTGCCTAACTACACCTTCATGGTTTCCATCCTGAACGTGAAAATCAAGAAATCGAACGATGGTTTCTATTCTAACCTGGATATAGATCATATCCATGGTTATATTCCCGATGAGAAGATTGACCCTTTGAGCCAAGCTAACTGGAGCACCCAGAAGGCTACGGGTATCATCGGTGGCAAGAAGATTACTTCAGAAAGTTATCAGCCGGATTTCAAGGAGCTGTCCGAGAGAAACGACTGCCGTATGGATGCTGACTGCGTGAACGACCTTCCCCTCTATCTTGCGTTTGACTATAACGCAAATATCAATACCCTGGTGGTAGGTCAGGTATATCAGCGTGACGGAGTGGAGGCAGCGAATGTTATCAAGAGTTTCTATGTAAAGAACGAGCGTAAGCTGCGTGAACTGGTAGATGATTTCTCGCATTACTACGCCCCAAAGAGAGCTGTGAACAGAGACGTGGTTTACTTTTATGATGCCACCGCCAAGCAGGGCGCATCGTATGCGCTAACCGATGAGCGATTCTACCAGGCAGTGATTAAGGAGTTGGAGCGCAATGGCTGGAATGTGACGGCGATAGATATGGGCGTGCCGGAGAAGCACGAAGTGAAGCATCGCATCATTAATAATGCCCTTGCCGGTATCGAATATCCTGCTATCCGTATCAATCAGACTCAGAACCCCGATTTGATTATCGCCATGCAACTCTGTGAGGTGAGCATCGGCTATCAGGGATTCCGCAAGGATAAGAGTCAGGAGAAGAAAGCGGAAACGGAAGACAACCTGCCGTTGCAGCAGAGAACGGACTTCACCGATGCCTTCGACTCGCTATATCTGGGATGTAAGTTCTGGCGAGGAAATATAGGCTGGTTCGTATTGCCGGACGGAAGGAACGTTTAAAGATAAAAGGGCGGATGTCATCACGACAGCCGCCCCTCTTCTTTATACAAAACCAATTATTTGTAAAAATACGAAAAACTACATTATTACACGTTTGACCTTGACTAAAGAATCATACATATTATTTAGAAAAATGAAAAATTCTTATTTCTCTTGCTGGCTCTTGGAATACCATTTGTCGAAGGCTGCAATGCAGTCATCCTTCTTGTCTCTGCTCAGTGCATCCCATCGCTCCTGCCACGTGATTTCTTGGGTGTAGGTAGAAATGTAGCAGATGGAACTGATAGGAATCACCATCTGCGTATAGTCTGTCTCTGGGTCTGTGTATGTAACTCCTATCACCGTATCCTTCAACGTAGCATCAATCTCATCGCCTATATATGAATCCTCCACCAAAGCCTCAAAGGCTTGATTGTGGAGAATGATGTATCTGCCATTATTAAAATGGATTTCAATAATGACCTCATAGAAATCACCCGAATCCTGATTCAGACTCTTTATCTGCTCTTCGAGCGATCCATACTCCTTTACATCAAAACCAGGTGCGCTATTTTGCATCCATTCTGCAAGGTCTTTCAACTCCCCCAGGAGTTCATATTGTTCCAGTTCTGTCATATTCTCTATAAATCTTTATTTTCTGTTTGCAAAGTTAATACTTTATTTTTGAGTGGTAAGGACAAGGTATCGCCTCAGAGCTTCTTTACCAGCAGCAGTGGACCACCTATACCGCAAGCCGTCACCACGTAGCCAAGGCGCTTATACCACTGGAGAACGAAAGACTCGCTCTCCTTATCATATTCCAACTGCACAGACTTGCAACCCAGTTTCTTGGCTTCCTTCTCTGCAGTCTCCATCAAGAGGCGAGCAACACCCTGCTTGCGATATTTCTCATCCACCCAAAGGTTATAGATGGCGCAATCGGCATGCTGGTAATATTTATCCTTATACTCTCCAGGCTTCGGTATCTCCACCTGCACGGTGCCATGGTTGACTTCATCCACGACCACGATTTTCTTATCACATTTCCAATCTTGAATCTGTATCATCATAATACTTAGTTAATGATTAAATGAATCTTATATTCGCTGTCCTTGATAATCTCTATCGGGCGGAAATGCTTATCCAGATACTTCTCCGGAACATCATTCATCGGACCATCAAACAATGTCTGAAGGTTGCGGTTATCAGGCTGGATAGTATCAATGCTTACCTGGCAGAACTCGTCAATGATAGTACCTACAAGGTCGCCTATCTTCAATGGCGAAGGATGCAGCTTCTTCTCCTCTTTCTTGCTGAGAGGAGGAACGAATGGCTTCTGCTTCTCACAAATCACGTAAGGAGTCACGATACTCTGATGCTTGGAAGCATCCTCTGTAAAACCATTATAATGAATGGTAACAGCGTTAAAGTTTCCAAGAAGGTTGATAGGGCAAGCCTGGATAATCTCAGCAAGGGTCGGTTTGAATAAAGCCGATGAGCCGAAAGTATGTACTGCCTCAAAACTAGGCAGCACGCTTTTCACTTCCTTGTGGTGTTCCTTATTATAGATAGGATCATCCCAGATGCAAGAGTTACCAAACACATCTTTAACCTTCGGATATTCCATAAGCAAAAACTCCTTTGCCTTCGAGTTAGAACGGAAGCAAATAACACTGATGCCTTCAGCTATCTTTTCTATCTGTTCCTTTGTAAATTCAATCTTTTCCATAATCTATAAATCTTTTAATCATTAAAATGCGTCTTTAATATCACACCCGGCTACGGCCTTATATTCTGCCTTGAGAAAAGCAATTTCATCTTTCAGACGTTTGATTTCTGCGGTAGGCTGGTGGCGTTCCATATTCAGCTTCCAGTTGCGGTAGGCATAATAGAACTTATCGCATAGCTTCAGTTCCTCATTGGTGTACTTATGCTGATGCAGGGTGAGTACCCGCTTCACTTCTTTCAACTTGCCATCCTCTGCGAGTACTAATAGCCCCGCATAATCGGGAAGGAGGGGAAGTACTTTTCCACTAAGGTACCAAGGTACGCAATAGTAGAAGTAGTTCGGGCGGCGATGCTTTTCATCCCCCGTCTTCAGCAATTCATGCTTCTGCCACTTATGCTTGAAATCGTTTTTGAAATCGGCGAAGGAGATTTTGCACTCCACCTCATACCAATATCCGCTTCGGGTCTTGATGAGCATATCGCTCTCCCAGTCGAACACGTAAAGGTTTTCTACGATAAACTTAGGGTTCGATTTCCAGTCGCGCAAATACTGCTGAAGAAGCTGCTCTGATACCTGCTCCTTGGTAAGGAGCGATGTTTGTTTACGCTTTGGTTCCATTGAGCTTTTGCATTTTGCCATTACTAAACTCATAGCCTATTTCCCGCAGTTTAGATTCTAACATCTGAACTTGCGCCAGAGAAGGGTGATAGATGGAAACACTATCAAAGTTATTCGTCACGAGGTTAGGACAAATATTGTTAGCGAAGCCAGAAGACCGCTCGCTGCAACAAAAATCCACATCAGGATCGCCTACATAAAGCGTAGAGCAAACGCCATCGCTATTCCAAGAGAAATGCAGCGTGATAACCTTTCTTCCCCGCCACTCATTATTTTTTACGCAAATAAAGCCCCTGATCGTACCGGCATCAATATCGCTTCTCAAAAGATAGATTCTATCCTCCTGTAAATCTTCGGGAGAAATAGGCGTGGTACCGATATTCTTGCCATATTCACGAGGCTTGATACGGTACTTGCAGTTCTCGGTATCAATATCGCAATTCTCCGGGTCGAAGTCTCGCCAATCAGGTTCCTCCAATGGGCGATACTCCACCGGCTTCCCCTCCTTGATGGCTTGCAGCACCTGCAGCAAGCCATCAACATCAAATAAATAATTCTTTTCCATACTCTTTTCCTTACTCTTTTCCTTACTCTTTTCCTTACTCTTTTCCTTACTCTTTTCCTTACTTTTATAATCCTTACTTACAGATACGGATAAGGCTAGGAATACGACAATCGTAAGTTTTATATCCTGGTTCTACGAAACTGACTTCGGGATTTATATTACGCATAGCGTTTATATCATCCAGGGAGTAAGAATCCAGGCAGCAATCCGTGAAACCTATGTAAAGGATAGAACCTTCGTTATCATAACCAGCAAGGCGACCGCAAAAATTTCCTCTTACATTACCCGCCGCTATAATCAGGACTTTACGACCATGATAGAGATGATAAATCTCCTTAACAGTCAATCCGGAAATATCCTCGAACTCGGAATCACCAAGCACAGGCGTATTCTTCTGCTCTGCCATATCCACTTTAGGCTCTACTCTACCTTTTGCAGGATCTACACCCATAGCAAAAAAAATTTTAGAGGCTATTTTTTCTTCTTCACGTTTACATCGATGCCTTATCTTTAAAGCCATAAGCTTTGTTTTTCTCCAGCTATCAGCCCAGGAGAAAAGCCAGAAACCTACGGAGAAACCAGCCAATACCACGATGGTTGCCTCTAAGCAGCAATCGTATATCTCCTGCGATAAAACGCAAGGATGTGTATAGATATTCTTCAGCTTGCCGAAGCCATAGATGAGGACAACGGCAAGGATCGGCACCAACATCGCCAACAGGTTAACACCGATAACCTGGGCGTAATACTTCAATTTACTTTTCATAATTTTCTTCTTTATCTTCTTGTTTCTTTTCAATCAAAAATCCGATGCCAGCATGGATATTGCCTAGCTTATACCATTTCTGGCTAAGAGTCATCACATAGCTGCTAAAGGCATTCTCTTCGACGTCCAACTCGAATGCTTCGTCAGTATCAGGCTCACCGTGTCTGATATAACCTTTACCTGGGGTATAAATGAGACGATAGTAAACGCCATCTTTACAGAGATACAGACCGCTGTCCTTGCAATCAGAACTCCACCATTTCGGGTTTCTTACATAGCAAAGCATTACATCGCCATCGTAGATAGGAATATATGATTTCTTACCATTATTCTCGCCTACGTAATCTTTGGCATCAACATTATCTACCTGGCGGGCGGTAGCCGTTAGCGTATATCCGTTCTTTATCATTTCGGCTATATCAAGATATGCAACCTGCCATTGCAAATTAAACTCCTGCTGAAAACGCTCATCGCCTCTTTTAAAGAATGCAAGGATATTTGGCTTTCTATCCTCGCCAATGGCTGCGGTATCTTTGATGAGAGAGTTGCAGACTTGAATCTTGCTAGCTTCCAACGCCATGTTTATCATGGAATAAAGATACCCGTCCTTCTTATCTTTGATACTCCAATACTGACCCGAAGCTATCTTACGTAGATCACCGTACATATCCATCGCTTCACGCTCCTGAATATTATGCAGATGAAAGACAAACTTGTATTGGTCTGGATAAACGCATTCAACCATATTACTAAACTTTAGCATATTCTTGATGATGCTTACATATTCTTCTGTTTTCATAATCTACTTCTCTTTTTCTAAATCCTCACTTTGTTCAAAGTTCTTATTCCAGCAGATGATGGTACCATTTTCGGGTACTCTACAAACGTGACCTGGGCAGCACCAGCATTCAACGGAATCTGTTCTGACAAGGTCATGGTTTATCTCATCTTTTTCTCCGTGAGGACACGGAATGTTTTTAGGGTACTCCGTAGCTACGACTTTTATTTTATTATAAGCTGAACGAAGTCTACACTTCAAAGTATAAGTCTCTTCACGCAGCTTGCTTATCTCTTTTTCCAAATTGCTGTTGCGTTTGTACATTCTATCAGCGGCATTACCCGTCAATCGTTCGTACTGCTTACGGAAGCGGTGGTTGGTGTACTTACGGAAAAATTTAGACTTACTGCCCGATTCTATGATAAGGTCAAAGATAAAGCCTGCTATCTTCTCCTTTACATGATTCATATTTATCTTCATACGCTATCCTTCTTTATCACTATTAATAAGATCCTCATATTCACCAATCGTGATTTCCGTGAAATCGGAGTTGCATTTCTCTGCTCGGATGCCATCATCGAAGAAGGCAAAAATACGGTCTTTGCAGCGGAGAAGCTGAGTGATGGAGATAGAGTTACCTTGAGAACCCCCTATGCCCAACTCCTTCAATATCTTGAAATGATTGGTTACTCCTTTATAAGAGGCAAGTACGGCGGCGATAGCCTTACCCTGCTTGTATCGCTTGTTAGGCGCTACAGCTACATAATAGCCATCCTCCAGTTTCTTGCCATCGCATTTCTTCCATACCTTTTTATCCAGCGTTTCGTATCGCTCGGACGGTACCCAGATAGCGGTTATATAATACTCTCGCAGCAGACTGCGGTTAGGCTGATAGCCTTGCCACTTATCAAACTCGAAGCCTACAGCTTCTTCCACTCTCTTCATGTAAGCTTGATACTCTTTTTCTTCAGCTTCGAGAACACCTTTAATGTATTCGCAAGCTTTTGATCCTTGTTTAGCTTCGTATAACATACGCTATTTTTTTGTTTCTAAAAACATGTATTATTTACTCACCATTTTATCATACTCCTCCTAAGTGATTGTGCCTTTATTCAAAAGGTTCATCAGGTAGAAGCGGGCCACGGTACCCAGGGCGATTTTCATTCCCTGATATACCATACCGATGGAATCATCATCGGTGAGAATGTTCAGGTCAGACTCCTTGCCATCCTTCTCGCAAGTTACCTTGACGGTAAACTTGTCATCCTTCATCTCGTGATAGGAAAGGTTGAGCTGCAAAATCTGCTTGCCAAGCTCCTCTTCTTCTGATTCATTCTCTGCATTCTGCTGCTTTGTTTTTTCTGCCATAATCTTTAATATTTTTATTTGTTTTAACAACTATCAACTAATCTTTTTTGCTTTATACGCTACTTCTCAGTTTCTTTCTGTTGAACATCTTCTTTCTTATCCTCCACATACTTCTTGCCACAGAAGGGGCAATACTCGGGGAGGATATTTACCTGGTTCCACTTTTCGCAGAAAGAACCATCTTTCTTCTGTTTATGGAATAAACCATAAACATTCACCATCGCAATGCCCGATGGAATACCGATACTTGTATCAAGGCAACCACTCTCGTTGGTCTTCTCCTTAACCATTTTCTCAACTCTGCTAATACAATTACATGCCATAATCTTTAATATTTTAATATCTATCAACTAATCTTTTGTGCATCATATAGTAATGGAATGGGCGAGGGTCGTTTGGCTCGTCTTGGTAATAACCCATTCCGGTAAGCCACTTGTCTGTCCAAGTACCAGTTTCCGGCTTAATATCCCAATTTACAAACAGAATATGTACGCCGTAACCTTCTGATCCAGCCTCTAAGGTTTTTATCATTAGAGCGCCAATGCCTTTCTGCCGATCTTCCTCACTAACGATGAAGCTATTAATGTAGCCACACACCGGGTCCTTCCTTATCGGATCATAGGCAGGATCAAATTCCATTAAGGCGAAAGCGGTACCAGTTAGATTTGTAAGGGTAAGAACATTTCCTTTCCAAGAACCATCGTGAGCGTTCCAACATTTAATCTCTTTAAGATATGATATAAAAACGAACTCCGGCTCTCTAGCTTCCTCGTCAAATAGAATTGCAGTTTTACATTCTGCCTCATGAATGAGATTATCCACAATTCCATCAAGATAATTTTTCTCAGTCGCCTTCAGAAAGGCATTTAATCTCGCAGCCAAAGCTGCACGCTCTTCTTCTTTCATACGCTATTTTCTTTTATCACTATTAATAAAATCCTAATATCCTTCTATCTCGACTTTCTTGAAATCAAGATTACACTCTTCGACTCGGGCACGGTCATCAAAAGAAACGAAAATGCAGTCCTTACGACGAAAGATCATAATTTTATTACCAAAAGGACCAACATGAGACACATCTATTCCCAATTCCTTTATTATCTCATCTTTTCCGATGAGAGATTTATAGGAGTCGAGTACGCTAGCTAACAGCCTTCCTTGCTTATAGCGCTTATTGGGCACTATAGCTACATATCGGCCATCCTCTCGTTTATCCCAATCCATTACTCGCCATGCCTTGTTATCTAGTGTTTCGTATTGTTTAAAAGACACCCAGATATAGGATATTTCGATTTTTCGATCATTGCTGTCGTTAGCTAGACAACATAGGTAATCATCGAACTCGAAACCCACAGCTTCTTTTACTCTCTCCATATAAGCCTGACGCTCCCTTTTCTCCGCATCAAGAATACCCTTAATGTATTCGTAAGTTTTTGTTCCTTGTTTTGCTTCGTAAAACATATCTTCTTCGTTTTTTAGTTCTTACTCTTAATCTGCGACGGAATAGCAGAGGATGAGGGCGAGATGGAGGCGGCGGTGGCTGGATTTTCGACGGCTTTATAGGCTCATGCCCACCTTCAAACATTCCGGAAACCAACACCAGGAAGAATATCGTGAACACCCAAAGAACAGTTACGATTATCTTTTCCTCCATTGATAACTCTAACGTCATTTCTTTCTTCTCCTATTACGTTTATTCTGTAAATACTGCCCAAAGTCTTTTGGAGTAGGAATCATCATTTCCATAGGCTCCGGATGCTTATAGACGCTCTGGGGGTAATAATCTCTATAATTTATTTCCATACGCTATCTAAAATTTATGATCTTTACAGACATCAAAACATGAAGTCTTACATTTTCGTTTCATACACCAGGCACTAGCACGGTGATCATCATCGACATCATACCAATAGCAGTTGCCGCAGAATTGATATACGTTATCGGGCATACGCTTATCTGTTTAAGTGATTACCACAAATACTACCGCATGACGTTTCGCATTGCTCATCGATGCACCAGCCTTGGCCATAAGCATCCTCGTTGTCGAACCAGAAGCAGTTGCCACAACATTTTTTTTCTTTCTTTGCCATACGATTACTTGAATTTGATGATGAAAACATCCTTGCCTAGCCACTCATCCGGACACATACACTTCTGCGTTTTGCCGATGGTGATGCTTTCGATTTTCTTTTCTACTACCTGACGGTCTTTTGCGTAACCAGCATAGAATAGGACGTGGGTGAAGGGTTTATATTCCGGCTCGCCTACCACACGACAATAGCCGCCGAACTCATCAAAACGCACCTCGCCGCTTTCGGCTTGCTGATTAACCAGTCGGGAAGCCCAATAGGGCTTAATTTCCCGATACTCTTCCATCTTCTCGCCCGAAACGATTTTCTCGAACCATTTCTTTTCGAGGATGATGTGTAATACTTTCTTTTCAGTCATAGTTTCCTTTCTTTTTTCAAAATGCTGGACGATGTAATCAGGTGCAGGGCGCTGCTGGTATTTCGTATCTTCAGAATAGAAGAAATGGCATGCTCCTTCTCTTGCGAGATTAACACCAAAGTCTAAAGCAATCTCTACCCTACGTCGGAAATCATCTGCACCTTCCAGATACTCGAACATTCCGTGAGTTGAAGTTCTTGGAATGCAGAAATCTTCTCTGCACCATTCTCGATTGATAACTGCACCTTCATCGAGAGCCTTGCGTAAACGCTCCTGCTCTGCCCATAGACCTTTGTTCCAATAAACTGGGTCTTCTAGGGGACGCTGCTTACCTCGCCAAAACGTATCATTCGCCAAATCTTCGAGGGTGTAGGCTTGTTTCAAAAAACTTTCATCTGCCATACGCTAATCAAAAATATTATGCTTTTCCTTTATAATCTATACCTTCCCTTTCCAGATACTCTTCGGCTTCCTCTTGACTGTCAAACTTCATGGGGTGCCCGAACAAATCTTTCATGTATCTGTATCTCTGCCACCAATGCTTTTTATACTTGATGAAGTACTTTACCTCATCCGTAAAGTATGGAAGTCTCTCCCCATTAAAGAATCTGGGAAGACGAACTGAAATAATTTTTATCTTCATACTACTATCTTTTTTAAAATAAATATACTCAGCTATCTGCTCCATCAACACGATAAGAAATATTGTGAATATAGTGAGAAGCATAAGCTGCAAATATGAACATTGTTCAAGTGCCATAACTATTCCTCCACTTTCATACCAAAAGGCGTCCCGTCGTAAAAAGTGTTGTCTTGATAGCTATTTTTTGAAGCCAGCAGGATGGAGCTACCATCGGAATCTGCCAAGCCTGCATAGTCGTCATCGACATAAACGATATTAAAATAACCTTCTTTACATTTTATCCACCCAAACGGTTGATGTTTTGACATCTCCTGCCAGCACTCTTCTGCGTTCTTAAAAGAACGGTACTTTGCTTCTGGCTTGATACGGTAGCATTCGGGACACGTTATGAGCGTAGAAGCATTTACTCCTTCCCCGCCAAAATCTATATCCATCCAATCGTCTCCAGACTCGACTTGAATAGTCTTGCCTTCAGCTATTGCCTGAAACAAAGAATTCAACTTCTGGATTGTTTCTTTGTTTATTTTCATCATATTCTCTTCTTTTTATCCTCTCCCTGTTACCAAGGATAGGATGATTAGTTACTCAATGCCATATATACCTGGCAGCTTTTTGATAATATCACCGCCATAAGCATTCTTAGTTAACTTAACAAACTCACGAACGGATGTTTTGCCATCAAGAGATAGCCCCCTGTTTGACACAAACAATTCTCTACCCATCCTACAAGAGCCAGTCAATATATGATGATATTTAAACAAATCTCTGTTGTCGTACTTAACATCATACTCTGGAAACTTCTTCTTGAAAGCATCTAAACGTTCCTCTTCCGAGCTATCATCAAACAGCTTTTCTTGAAGGGAATTGAAAGCATCGTGGAGAGTTTCGCCGTGAGCAAACTTATTATTCTCCTTGACGACATAACAAGGTTTCATTTGCAAGTCTGATTGAACGATGAAACCTTGTGCAACATTGCCTCTAACAGAGGTTATGATCGTCGGCATATCATCTATACGATGTACCTCATATCCATTTATTACCTTGACCCCAAAACCTACACAAGAGATATTGTCACTGTGAGGGATATAGCCATAGTCAGCAACAAAAGCATTGTCTTCGCCAACACCACAGCCACGACCATCTCCATTAGGAACATTAGTTCCATAACCGCAGGCATAGTTTCTTTGTACACCAGCACCTAAAACACAGCCCATACCATCGCAAGAGCCAAAACCTGTACCATCTGCTCTCCCATGGCCATAGCTTGAAACGGCATCGAGCGCTAAGAACTCCTTAATCTTATCTTTTAATATTTCCATTCATCCACCTCCTCGATAGATTTGATTGCTTTATCCGTACAAGGAATGATCTCAACGGCATCTAAGATAGTGATACTGCTTACAGTAACAGTAAACTTGCAGTCTTGAGGTCTTTTTGTTCCGTCCATAGCTAACTGAGACAAAGAGGCAGCACCGTTCCAATACCATAGGCGGCGAGCATTCTTCAGAGTTACCACGCTACCATTCTGTTCTGCGAGTTCACCAAACTCTACTCCACTTCTATCACCACGAATGATGACTTTCTTTCCAATATTATTTTCCATTGTTATTGCTTATTTTATATCCCATAAGGGATGATTGATACTTATCTATCTTCTGTAAATCTTACGACTTCAGACAGAGGAACATAGCCCTGCATCTTGCGGCTTAATCTTTTTGCTGACCAGCGATTGAATCGCTGGGAACGGGAGTTTATACTTCGTAAATATCAAACTCCTGTGCTGTTTCTAGCCTTTCAAACAACTGCTCTGCTTCTGACTTCTTCGAGAAGGAATCGGAGAAGAGATTTCTCATTGCCGCATAAAAGAAGTTATGACGGTTGCGATACAGCGTTGTGTAGTCATCAGCCAATCGAAATGGAAGGTGAGGTGGAGTTACGGGAAACAGCGACTTACCAAATACCGGCAGTACGCAGACTACCAACATCTGAGCATTATAACGTTCTTTCTGCTTATCTACCATAGTGAAAGAACACCGGAAATTTCTTCTTGGTTCTTCTGCCTGAGTTGTCGTATCACTGGTGAGGTCAACCGGAATGAAATGAGATTTATCTGCTACCAGAATGCTTTTCTCAACAAGAGGACGCTGGTGGGAATATTCTTTTATATCTTCCTTTTTAATGAAAAAGCACTTATCAGGTAAACCTGCCAGACGGTCTAAACCGTCTTCGCCAAGCTTTTCTTTCAATATGTTTATTTTATCATCCATACGCTATTATTTTTACTATAATCAACTATTTTATCCTTGAAACCGACAAGACGTTTAGCGTCCTCCTCGGTCATTAATTCCAAATCATCGTTATTATCATTATCCTTAATAACCAAATCATCGGTAAAGACAAAATAATACTTACCCTCATGGGTGACAAGCTGGATAGGACGGATGCGGGAAACGATGGCCCGCAATCCTAACTTATACAGAATATTATCATGACTGGTAACTGGATGATATGAAGACATCACTTCCTTTATGGCCCTACCCTCTTCATTATTCAGGTTAGGAGCTACCCAGAACTGATTATCATCACTATAAGTCCTGCTCCAGACTTCCTTATCCAATGTTTCGTACTCCTCAGGAGTAACAACAAACTCGTAGATTTCCACCTTTCGGAAAAAGGTGGAGTTTACGTAAGAGGCCATGACTTTGGTTATCTGGAAGGGTATCGCCTTGCGGATGCGATCGCAATACTCTACACTTTGCTTTCGCTCCTTATCTATCACGCCCTTCACCCACTCGAAAGACTGAGAACCTTCTTTTAATTTAAATATGAGCATAGTGCTATTACTTTAAATGATTTTTCTTGAGACCAGCGATTGAATCGCTGGGAACGGTGACTAATCTTCTATGAAATCCCGATTATAATCATTTACATCAATGATGATAGGAATATTCAGGATAACACACGAGGCGAATGGCAGAGCTGCCATATCGGAAAAAACACTATCATAGGATGGGATCTCGATAGTTCTATCTTTCTCCTTGATAAGAATACTCTTGGCGGTGCGCCCGTAATTAAAGCCTTGGGTTGGAATACGGAAAACATTGTATCGGTTCTCACTTTTTTTCGCTTCTACCTTCATCAGGCAAATATCCAACTTTCTTTCCTCACCATCCTCAATGATGGTAAGAACACCATCTCTAATAGGAGCACCATACTCCTGATTATCGTCAAACTCAAGCGTGATACCATCACCATATTGAGAAAACTCGCAGTTGTCATACACCTTATCTAATAGGCGGGATAACTTGACGGTACCGTCTTCCTCGGTAGGAATGCCCGATAGAACTTTACGGAATGATTTGCAGAAGGTACTAATGCAGGTCTGAGCTGCCATCTTATCTATCTCTGCAATAATTTCCTTGTTGACTATCTCGGCATAGCTAGGCAAAGGAAAACTTGCCATCGGAATGTTCTTCTGCAGGTACTCATGCACCTGTTTACGAAAAGGTGATGAATAACCGGTGAAGTACTCCGTTATCTCTTTCTTGATACCTGCTCTTGCAGCTTCAACTACATCTTTTTTCAGTTCCTCGGAACTACCGATGAACTCTGAAACTATCTTGCTTAAATTATCTTCCATTATTTTTCATTTTTATCTGTTTGATTTCCTTGGACCAGCGATGGAATCGCTGGGAACGGGGGCGCTCTTTTGATTGTTGACTTGACAGGGGCAAGCGGCTGAATGAATGCAACAGGTATAGCCTCTGTCGGTTTCAAAGATGATGTACTCGTGACCTTTTGAGGTGACGGTGATGCTACTACCTTTTATGCGTTTTTCATCTCTGCTCATATCGGTATAGATTGCATGAAAGAGCAGATAGGCTGCACCAAACACTACAGCGATGGTTATTACATCTGACACCGTGGTCTTAACACCAAAGAAGAGTTTCTTTAACTTTTCCTTATCCATACGCTTTAGCAATTATAGAGTTTAATACCATAGCGGTCCTTCATCAGGGTTACTGCCCAGTCGGGATAACCGCCTTTATGCTGTTCCTGATAGATTTCTATCTCACGGACATAGCGCTGCAAAAGAAGAACAAATCTAGGGTCGGGAGTCTCACCACCCCGGATATGATATTTCTCCTGGGCAAACTGCGATTCCACCATCAGTTTGTAGCTGTAGGTGAACTGCTCGTTGCCTCCCTCATTAAGAATGATGGCCAAGACGCGTGCCAGGTCATCTTTCTTCACTACCGTCATGCCTACCGCATCGGCTGTGCGAAGGGTGGTGAGATAGAAATTATAATCGAAATCTGTTTTATCCATACTATTTTGCTTTTACCTGTTTACCATATTTCTTTTCCAATCTATCAAGACTCTCATCTACGGTTTTTTTTACCAGTTCTTCAGAGAAGTCTTCGATATTCACGTCCTGATTGAATACATATCGCTTGAGTACTCCGTGATAAAAATCCTTGATCTCGTCACGTTTGAAATTCTCATACGCAATAAAGTCAATCTCCTCAATGGCAAGCAAATCGCCATTTTTGAAATTACATCTGGTAACATTGATGCCTCCTGGGTGTATAGTTAAAGAATTATTACCAGAAATCATCATCTTACTCACGTTTACAGGAACCATGGCAAGCTCTTGCGCTATCTGTAATTCAGTAAGACGTTTATATCCACATATCGACGGAATGTAGGCATTCAAAAAGTTAGGATGGAAACGCATTTTTGCACGATGAAATGCCCAATAACCGTTTCTTGCCTTAACCAGCATATCCGACTCTACCCTTTCATCATTATAATGATATACCACAGCATAGACGCTGCCGGCATCACTACGAGTAACGAACTCCACATCAGCTTCAGTGCTGTCTACTTCTCTAGGCTCAGACATGCGCTTGATGGCATTATTGAATTTCAGATATGCTGTATTATCCGTATATTCTTCGCCATAGAAAGTAGGTGCCAATGCGATAGGGTCCTTATAATCTCCTTTTGGAAGAGGTAGTTGCATATCAATTATTCTATGTTCCATACGCTATGCCTCCTATCGGTTATAGTCTACCACGATGTTATACTTGGCGAGGACGGGTACCAGGCCGGTCATTACTCCCTTTCCAAGGAGTGGGACGGCATCAAGAACGCTGTAGGGGATGACCTTCTTCTTCGGAAGCTGCTCACGGTTGGCTTCCTCTTCGAGAAGCTTCTTGTAAGTTTCCAACTCCTTGTCGGCATCATCGCGCTCATCGAGGGTTTTCTTGTATTTGGCATTCAGCTCGTCATACTGCTTCTGGGCTTCCTTGGCTTGCTGGCGAAGCTTGGCAATGTAATCGCTGGCTTTATTCATAGTGGCATCGGCTTCGGCGGCTTGCTGCACCAGGGTATCGACTTCCTTCTGATGCTGGGATTTCTGGTCTGCTAGCTGCTGCTGAAGAGAGGCAATCTCTTTGCGCAAGGCATCGGTATCGGTGGCGGTATGGACGAAATCGAACAGGCGCTCAATGTTCTGCTTTAATTGGGCGCAGGTTTCGGAGGTGGTGGCGATGAGGGTTGCGGCTTCGTCGGCGGTGAGGGTATAGCCGGGGGTTTGGCCAGCGATGGAATCGCTGGGAACGGAGGCTTTACAGGCGACTGTCTCGGCGGCAGACTTCTGAGCGGCTTCTTTAGCTGCTTCCTCGGCTTCCTTTTCTTTTGCTGCCTTCTCCTCGGCTTGCTGCTGTTCCTGCACCATGGCGATAGCGGAAGGCATATCTCCCAGCTTATCATAGTAATTATCTTCCTGCGCATCGAGCGCAAGGCGACCCTCATAGGACTCCCACAGGCCATTGTCTATGAGGTAGTAGATGGCAGAAAGAACGATGCGCTCGCCATGCTCCTCGGTGTATTCATTGAGAGGGGCTACCCAGGCTTTTTCTACTACGTCTTTCAACCATTCCTTGTAAATGATGCCGTTCAGCTTTGCTTTATCCTGCTCATCAGTGTAGCAGGAGGCGATGCGAGGGATGATGTAAAGGGGTTCAGTCTTCTGCAGGAAGTTCTCAAAGTTGATTCCGAGTGCCTGACGGACCACATTGCTCACACTCTTGAATTTGTACTTCTTCAATAGAGCGCGAAGGATATTCTGTTGTTTCGTGTTCATGTTTTTATTGCTGTTTATTGTTTGTTATGAGCTTATACTTCAGCCCCCTGTGCTGGGTCTGACGGCCAGCCATATTCACTATATCCTGCCTTACGCTCCTCGACTAGGATTTCACGACTCTTTTCGTAATATATAGGCTGCTCGCCTGCAGTTACTCGATCATTGTTATATCGGGCAAAAGCGACACCCACCTTATCCATGTACTCCTCGTTGGCACGGCGTTTTGCTATCTTCTCATCGTGCTTGGCTTTATCATACTTAGCACAGGCATCTGTACGCTCGGCGGTCAGCAGGAGTTTATATGCCTTTCGGTCGATGAGTTGCTGGTGTATGAACGCTTCCAGAACTTGCTCTTGTAATTCTTTGAAGGCATGTTCATTTTCCTCAATCTTCTTCTTTGCCTGCATATATTCAGCAGCAGCGTTAGAGCGAGCTTCTCTCGCTGCGTCCTGCTTGTCATCTCTCTCCTTGCGCAAAGGGGCAAGGACTTCTTTCTGAAATTCTTCTAATGTTCTCATTTCTCTATAAATCTTTAATTGTATTAAAACTTAAATCCCCTAATCGAAAAGCGAAGGGTTTTGCATCTTCTCTTTTTCTTTTCTTGCTGCTTTTTCTGCTTCCTCACCCTTCTTCTTTACATCGGCAGCCTGGGTGAGAATTTTCTTCAGCTCCTTACGGGAAACCAAAGGGTTTGCCTGAACTATCCCGATGAATAAAGTTCTGCCCAGCTTCTTGTAGAGCGGGATGAACTCCTTATCTACCAAATCGGCTGGCTCACCTTCAGAAATGCCTGCCTGGGTCAGATCTTTACCCTCCTTATTCACGATGAGGAGGGTTCTCGTCTTACCACCTTCACCGGTAACCTGCACACCTCCGGAATACTTGGCTACGCTCAGATGGCTATTCATCCAAGACTCCTTGGTAAGCAGGATGGCTTTAAATTCTTTTTCCATATCTTTACCTTGTTATATATGTTACTAACTAACCTGCTCCATCTCCTTATCCGGGCAGTCGGCGGTGTTCTGATACTGTACATACCGTTTCCGTTTGCAGCAGTACAATCCGCCGACGCAATACCTGCCGTGTAGGCATACCCAGCAAGGCTTGGCATCAGGCTTCTGTAAACAATGGGTGAAATTAATCATCTTGTTTTAATTTTAAAAGTATATCTCACCTATCTTTTCGGTTGCAAAGATACAAAAATATTTCAAACAATGATAGGTTAGCTATTATTTAATTTATAATTTGGTCTAAATTTAAGAATTATTATATATTAGATACTAAAAAAGGTATAGTTTTTACGACTATACCTTTTTATTATAGAGCCAAACGGAAAATAGCACGTCTAAGCTCTATCATATCCAAACGTGAGAGCCACATATCTTTATCGCCTACGAAAACGTGATAGAGGTTATCGCTCTCTTTTACGATATTCATCTGTTTCATTTTTCTTCTTTCAGATCATTCTTGATTTCGTCCCACATTGCCATTTCCACCTTCTTGCCATCGAAATGACCTACGGCTACAAGCTGGCCTCCTTCCTCGGTGGCATCCGCTGAAGAGATAGCGTTGCTGCGGATGATCATGATGTCGAACTCATGAATGGCATCCAGGATGCTCTTCATATCGATGTGCTGCATATCTTCGCGCGCATTCTGACGGATGCGCTGTATATCAGCATCAGTAAGCTTAGTCTTGGTTTGCTCCTGTGCTTTGCGCACGGCTGCGGTCTCCAGGTCTATGCGCTGCTGTTCGTAGGCATTACCTATCAGCTCGGCATTCTTAAACTGCGCTAAGAGAGTAAGAAACTTCTTAAATTTTTCAGGTCCCAACGACATGATGGAGACTGCGAGGCTCTGCTCCAGCAAAAGAGTCTTGCCTTTCACCTGCCAATGAAACAGACCGGAACGCTCCCAATCCTTTAACAAAGCAGTGAAGGCGCTTAGATCTTTTAACGCATTTACTGCCTTTTTTCGCTTGAGCCTTTTTAAGATGAAGGCTACGAGAACTGCCCCTATCAGGATAAGAGCGATTCTTACTAAAAAGGGAATTTCTACCATAATCTATATCTTGTTTAAAAATGAATATTCTGATTAAAAAGCGCCCTATGCTCACGCACCGGGGAGGTATAGGGAAAATGAGTAAAAGACCCTACATTGCTTTGAATTACACATAGTATCACGGTTTTACCTTTCGCTAAAGGGACTGACGTAATAACCATTTCCAAAAATTTCACCTAAAAAGATGAACAGCTTAGAGTTTTAAAAATCTATTCTAAATATTAAAACATGAAGAATTATCATTAATGGGTGATGAACCTGGTGCCATCTACTTCGAGTACAAGAATATCGTTAACCACACGGATTTCTCCGCTGTTGACGAACTGCACTTTTCTCTGATGACGCAGAACATCTACCTTCAGACAGACGCATTCACCTTCATCTACGTGTCCGGTCTTGGTAAGGAACTTGATGTAGAACGGCTTGCGTTCTACCTTCCTCGCTGTCTGCGGATGAATATAGCCAGTTACCTGCTGACCGCTGCGTGGGTCTATCCACTGCCACTTCTCGCAAAACTGGCGAAGGATTTGATAAGATTGGGTATATCTTGCCATAACTCTTATTTATTTATTGATGAATGCTTATACAAGATCACCGAAGTCGTGATAGTCACGATGACTTTCCTGCTCCTTGTCTTCCGGATAAGGAGGCATCTGGGCATGCAGGAAACGGTCCAGGATAATGCTCTTTACCTTTTGTTTCTCCTTGGCCACCCTTTGCCGATGTCGCAATATATCGGGTAAACAGATATTCCTTAAAGGGTTAGACCAGTCGGACGAATTATCCCAGGCTGCATAGTCAGGATAGAGTACCATCGAATAATGCGACAGCTTGCCCGTTGGCGTATCGAGCATCGGGCCAGCTACTGTAAAAGCCTTTTCCTCGTTGTAAAGAACCATGTGCGAGGTCTGTACGGTTACGTCCTTATGATTCACATAAAGGATTCTGTCCTTATACTCCTGCAGATGGGTATCCAGCCAATCCTCTACGCTCTTGTCGGTAGAGAGCACCAGGTGAGTGATCCATTCACGCTCAAAACAAGTCTGCAGGTAGTTGATGATATAACCGGTGGCAGAAGTCCTGCTTACGGTCATCGCCAGCACCATCACGCAGAAATGGTTCTTTGTTTCACGGCTCGGAGTCGTATCGGCCATAAATCCGACAGCGTGGAAGAATTTATCCACCAGCACATCACCGTGAGTATAGAAACTCAACGCCCGCCGTGGTGCCTGCATCACGGCCTTGGGCAGTTTTTTATCCACGCAGCAGGGAGGAATAAAGAGCAATGTATCATCCATAATCTTATCTTATTCGTTCGATGTAAGTTTAATCATTGATAATCATCGGCATGAGCAGGGTTAATGCTCTAGGCGATGAGTCGTTGGCGGTAATCACTCCCGCCTTGGAAGGGTCGCCAAGATGCAGACATACGGTATCATCTGGGATAGGTGCCAGGGCATCGAGCATGCTGCTTGCCTTGAATCCAATGCGATGACCCTCTACGCAATTACTGTCGATGATAAGCACCTGGTCGTTGGCTGCCATGCTGAAGTCGAGATCCTGCGCAGTAATATCGAGGAACATGCCATCCTTTTTCAGAACGATAAGATTGCTGCTTTCGCTAGAAAAGAGTGCCACACGCTTCACTACGCTTGCCAGTTCACGTTTATCTACTGTAACCTTATAAGGGTTGTTGCGAGGAATCACGGAGTTGTAATTAGGGTATTGACCTGCCATCTTTTTGCAGACAAAAGTAATATCATCTCCTGATGTAAAGCGCACCATACTCTCGTTTGCCTCAATATCAATATCCTCACAGTCATCAAAAACGAAAAGGGTCTTGAAGAATGATTTCTCTACGAGAATCTTACCAGGTGTTCCACTACGGAAGAAGTTGCTGCCTCCCGTTTCCGGATTGTTTGTATGGATCAGTTTAATGAGGACGTGACCGTTGGATGCTACAAAGATAACCTCACTTCGGTCCTCGGCCACATCAATACACAGGCAGTTCATAATAGGGCGAAGCTCTGAATTGCCTACAAACTTGCCAGCATGAGCGAGCACATTGCTGAAGGTTGACATCGGAAGAGAGATGTGAAGACTGGCATCGTCAGGCTGAGTTGCACGTGGAAAACCCTCGGCACTGAAATAAACCAGACTGACGTTTCCCTTCTTTACATTTTCGCCGTTCTGAGTACAGTACTCGATATTCATGCAGCGCTCCTTATCCTGAGACAGATCCATGGTAACTACGCAGTCAGCAGGAAGTGTAGAGAGGAGTGATAACAAGGATGTAATAGACAGAACGACATCTTCCTTGAAGCTGCCTTCTACGATACTGAGAGGTGCAGGGATAGTAAGTTCTGAATCAGTGGTGGCTGATACGAAGAAGAACTGACCATCTTCCTTGCGCTGCGTAAGGAGCACATTGCTCAAGATGGCGATAGTTGTCTTGCTGTCGATACACTTCGCAGCTTTCTGCAGAGCCTGACGAAGCAAGAGGGATGATTGCGCTTGTATTTTCATTTTGCTTTATTTTTATAAAAATTCTATATTCTTGTTTACGGACCAGCTATAAAATCGCTGGGGACGGAGGCTAGAACGGCAGGGTGCTCTTGTCTATCTCGTCTACGGTAGCTGCTGCATTGCTGCTATCGCTACCGTTTGGCATAGCTTGCCTTCTGCCCTGCTTGCGGGAGGTGAAAGCCTTCCAGCGTTCCTCCTCTTCTGGGGTGAGGGAGACGATGTTGCCATCATCATCACGATAAGGTAATGGGTCGGGACCTTCAACGTATTCTCTCGCTATCCGCTTTAACTCGTCATAGCTTTCAGGAATATGATCCTTACCGCTACGGAAGAAGAAATAGACGTGCTTGCTCGTCTTTACCCTGCGGATGAGTTTCGGCTCGACGCTATCATCATTCTCCCACTCTCTGCCTACGAAGTATTCCTCCGTTACCCAGGCACGGAGTTTGAAGCAGCCATGGCGCTTGTTGTCCTCACCTACCAAGAGATTATCAGGATTGCAGGTAATACCCATGTGTTCGCAATACTTCCTGATTTTCTTCTTGAAGGTAGCTCGGCTATATTCCTTGCTCTTGCCCTCGCTGGCATCAGACCAATCTCGCATAAACTCACTAAACATGTCGTCTGCGCAGATAGGTACTCCATAGACATCGTTGCGACTGAAGAACCACTCAAAGTAGTTCACCGAATTTTCGGTCATTTCCCTTACCATCAATCTTCGCTGAACGTTCTTCTGAGGGGCGATAGCAAAGGTATGATAGCGCATGATGAACTGGACGGCAAGAGCGCAGATGTAAATGATTTGATTGCGGTCTCGCTCAGCTATTTTCTCGGGAGAATCTGCAAGACTTTTCATTAAGTCTTTAGGTGAACGTTCCAACTCATGCAGCATCGGATTGGCTCCTGCAAATCTATCAGAAAACGATACCAGCGGAAAACGTCTGGCGGTAGAACCTGCCGCATTATTCAGCTGTGAGTTACTTGATATGACATTGATAGGAGAGTTATCCAGATTCAGTGATATTGGATCTCCGAACTTCCGTTCAACCTGCGAACCTGATGTGACTATATTATAGAAGTATTCCACCGAGAAATTAGATGGTTTATCCTCCCAATGCACTACCCTATATTTTCCAGGATACTTCAGAATATCAGTAAGCGCAAACTGCGCTTTGTCTTCTGTCTTGTATTTCTTCAGGTCTATATGCAGTACATTTACGGCCGAGTTGACGAGGATATTAATCATCATGGATTTTCCCGTACCACCACTTGCCTGTTTCTCATCCTTCACTTCATCTTCCAGAAGATATGGGCATATAGTTGTCATATCTGCCCAAGAACGATAGCACACTCTTCCGATGCAGGAAATCATGTTGGCAAAATGAGAATCAATGATAGCCTGTTCTTCTTTGGTAAGAGGTTCCTTGTTACGAATCGCATCACGTTCTCTTCGCCACAATACGTTGGAACAGCCTCTGATAACACGGAGCGGTGCCCAAAGTTCTTTCTCCTGCTTACCTTGCCAATCTACGTGCCACTGATAGGTATGAGACCATTCATCCAAGTCTTTCTTCTTCTGGTCGATTTCGGCTCTCGTAAAGACTGGTGAGCCATCCTCATTAACCTGCGCTTCCTCTTGGGCAATGGCAGCCACTTTTTCCTTATATTCCTGGCTCTCGCTGATAACAAAAGGAGGATTGAAAACCCTCATCGTGAAATCATACGGTTTCTTTGCCAGGGCTGGGATGAAGAAATTCAGCTTCTCGTAACTGACTGGCGTGATAGCTTCGGGGGTAATTTTTAACGCTACATTGCGGAAGAAGAAATACTCCGTATGCGCATCGAAACTCTCGGTGAAGTCTATCACCATGCTCTGCAAACCTCCAGCCGATTTTTCGCTGAAATTCTTATCTATCAGGTTCGCGCAGTCTGACATCATCTTGCGCTCTTGATCATTATGCCGCCAACTCTGTTCAGTAAACTGCAGGAGTTGATTTTTTGTTGCCTGAATGATACTCTTCTGGTCGATGTATTCCACGAAACATCTATCCAGGTGGATATACTGACCTACAAGGTCGGTACTCTCAGGGTCTATCATTCTGTAATATCCGTGGCACGTCATAAAGAGCCACACCTTGGTAGGCGATACCTTGCAGGTAGGCGGTTTAGGTTTGCCGCTTCTCGGATCACGAGGATATTCTATCTCGAATGGGTCCGTGTTGTTGGCTCCTCGCAGTCTCGAATATAGCGGCAACCTTATATCGTGGTCGAACTTGAAGTTGTCGGCATCATCCATGTGGTAACACATCAGATAATCTCTCACGCTTCTTGGAGAGCAACCGTACAACCAGTTCCACCTTTGATTATATCTGCTTCTGAAGCCGTCGGGCAGCGTGGCATAACAAATATCGCAATACTTGGTTGCGATGGCTCCACAATCCCTTTGGCTGACGATGTCATTAGGGTAAATCATAATGACCCTTTCGGCAAATCGCTTCATTTTCTGATACTGCACGGCGTTGAAATCCAGTTTCTCTTGTCTCCACTGCCCACGCTCGATATACCAGAAGTTTCTTCTGCCTAGCGAGAAGGCTACGTGGTACCAGCAGTATTTCTGAAAATGCTTATCCTGCGCCTTATCCTGACGCAGGGAACGCATAGCATAATAGATGCTCAATGCGTCTTCCGGTGTTCGGCAGAAAACGATGTTCTGAGCCTTGATGTCGCCCACTTCTATGGGTTCCTCTTCACTATGATAAGTACCTTTCGGCGCTCCTTCCTTCGTTTCATTCTCCACCCATATCTCCTTAGTCTCTGTATAAGGCTCATCGGGTTGCAGCTTTTCTATTGCCGAGTGAACGGCAGTAGAGTTGTTACTCCGATGGTCCATCGCATAGGTGAAAACCTTATCACCCATCAGCCACTTACTCACCTTCCTCACGCTGTGATCCTCGCAGGTGGAGAAGACAATGGGGTCTTGCTGCATTGCCGGACGGAAGAAGCAGCCGCAGCTTCCCTGCGGGGCTATCACGTCTGTGGCGAAGCAGACGAACAGCGGATTCCAGGGCGTTCCATAAATCACTTCGCTTACCAGTTGCCCGTTTCTCACAACATTAGGTAGCGTTACCTGGTCCACGGCATAGATGCGGAAATCTTCGTTCAGCATTCTTGTGTTGAAGTCCTTTCCGAAACCGTATTGCGGAATGCCTTTTACAGATGTGACTTCGCACCCCAGGGCTGCAAGCTCCTGGGGGTTGAAATCAGTTTTTGGCATAAATGAGAAAGTTTCTATCGTCTGTGCGGCAATAGTTCGATAGTCCATCTTAGCAAAGAGCATAGGCCATTTGGCTCTCGTCTTCTCGTTGTCGCCATATACCCTCACGATGAGGTCATGGCACAGACGCAGCAGACTGACTCCGTGCATCGGAAGTTTGCGCATGGCAGCATAGAGTTCCAAGGCTCCGTAGCCATACTTGCCGGTCTTGGTACACATCCAGCGCAGGGCACCATGCTCTGCCTTGGAATTGTCTTCCACCCCTACACCGTTATACATGCCGCCCCGCTCATTATTATATATAATGAGGTGAGGAGTCTGCTTTGCTTTGCCCTGCTCGCCATCGTCTGCCTCTTCCTTCTGGCAGAACGGACAGAAACAGGCTGTCTGTCCCTCAATGCGCTGCTCATCGGCAGGTTTTACGAGGAAAGCCATGTCGAGATTGGCTAGCTGGTTAAGTATAGGATGGAATAACATATCTTATATAAAGAGTATTTATAGAGTTAAAAGAGAAAGGGAAGGCACCACTCTTTACCATTGACCAGCGATGGAATCGCTGGGAACGGGGGCGCGAAGGGTAGGCAAAACTTCAAGTATTTACACCTTGCCGGCTTATATTCGGAGCGAGCGGTCGGAGCTTTTGTAAATCTGTGGTACCCGTCCGCTGAATATTCCTTAACGCCAAGACGCAGAGGTGAAGCGGTCCCCGCGTCTTTCCAGCACCCGCAAAGATGCAGTGTACAACGTAGTCGTGGAGCATTGCTGCTTCCACTACCCTTGCATAAGAGTGTTCCGAGGTTGCCTCCCCTATTCTCTTTATATCAACGTTTCAAAGAAAAGAAGACCTTTCGGGCGACACGCCAAGTTTTTGAAGATGCCGCAACTACAGTCCGATGGGGGTTTCTCAGGCTTTTTAATCAGACTATCCCTTTCTTCTTGATGTTGCGGGTATGAGATATGCGATGAATGTTTCCAAGTCCATCTATCGCCCGTCCGGTCTTCCTGCCATTTAACCGATGGCTCGGTTGTCTAATAAAATAAAGTCGGAATCGAAGTGTGTATCGTACCGAAGTTTGCATGATGTCATGCAAAATATCTTTGTTTATTTCTTCATATTTTTTCGTTTTTATAAATTCAAGAACGTTTCCAGGCGATAATGCCTTATCTTGCAGTTGCAGATGGTTTCCATACGGTGTACAATCATCTGCGAGAGACTTTCCATCGTGAGGAAATCGGTATCAAGACCGATAATCTGCACCTCCTGCCTCCAATAGATTTTGCCGTTCTTGCGGCGGCAACTGTGCGAAGGCGTGATAATCATATCTTCCACGCTGCCCGTCATCATCCTGCAGAGATACTCACAGGTATCTTTCAGCAGAGCAAAAGGCGCGTAGAAGAGAAGGGTAGGAATATCATCCCTCAGTCCGCTCATCGTCTCGGTATAGGCGAAGCGATGCAGCATTCTGTATCGGGATAGGTTCCTATGCTTCTGCTGTATGCCCGTCCGGTTGGGGATATAGGGCAAATCAAATAGCCTTGGCATAGCCTTCTCTTATTTTCTTCATCATCTGCCAGGTGGAGTAGATACTTCGCTTGCAATCGAAGATTGGATCATGTGCAGCACCTTCATCGGCGATGTCCTTATAGTCTGTAGTCAGGGCGTAAGCCTTGTCTAGGTCGAAACGTTCCTCGTTTGGCTCGGCTGCATCCCAGATGATTCTCGCAAGTTCAAGATAGAACGTGCGATGGTCTCTCAACTGGGTAAACTTAATCTGGAACTTGATGCCCAGCTTGTAACAGATATATCTCAGGATAGCCGGATCGAAGTCGGTACCCTGTGCCCAAAGGCAGAGGTCTTCATCACCGAGTTTCTTCTTGATATATTCTATCCATCCGAAGAGGTCGTTCACTACCACATCAATAGGCTGGCAAGGCGACTCGTCGCTATCGCTATCGAGCAAGGCGGCTTTTGCCTCGTCACTCTGTTTTGCCCACCAGTCTGCCGTACTCTGGTCGAAGGTGAACCCATTCAGGAACATGCTTCGCAGGTCAACGTGGGCAGAAAATGTGGAATTTCTCAAAACGCCGTCTCCTTCATCGAAGAAAGGCGACTCTTTACCGTAGCGCTTCCACGCCACCGCGCCGATACTCATTACGGCTGCGGTGGGAGAAAGCGAACAGGTTTCCAAATCAACAGTTACATCTATCATTTGTAATTATGAATTTTTAAATAGAAGACCAGCGATAGAATCGCTGGGAACAGAAGCGAGAGGGGTAAGGTTTTTTTACCTTTTTACTTTTTTACCCTTTTACCCTTAAAAGCAGTAGCGCTTTAATTCCTTCCTGCTCCCATGGCTTCCAATCATCGGCGGTGAAACGCTTGATGATTGTTGTACGGCTCATGCCCCGCGCTTCCATAAAGGCAAAGAACTTCATGCAGAGGCCGTTGTTAGCTTTCTTCAGACAGGTGTAAAACACACCTGGCTCATCGGTCAAGGCAGCCTCTACCAGATAGCCTTTCTTTCCAATCTCGTTACCCAGGGCATCGGTCTCTACATACTTAGATAATAGGTTAGCTACTTCCGGTATAGCTAAGAACTGCTTTTTGCAGTTTTTAATGCCTTGGATTTCCCAAGCATCGAAACCCTTCTGAAAGAAACGAAGGTAAAAAGTAGATATAGTGAAGCCTTTTGCTGATAAAAACTCAGCTAAGTTCTTCTTTTCATCAGCAGAAATATCATTTACCTCTAAAGAAGTATTATTCTGCGTAACTTTTTCTATAATTTCCTTTGTCATTTCAATTTTATTTCTTAATTTTGGTGCAAATTTAAAGAATAAAATCAAAACCACCAAATGTTACCTACATTTTCTGCTGAAAATTAGGGGAATTTAACATAGGTAAGATATATTAATTGATTTTCTGATGAAGAGAATAGAGTTTTTCACCTTTTAAATTTAATTGAGATATGGAGTACTTTTATAATTACAGCTTCCTTGACAAGTGGATGGAAGCAAACGGGGATATAACAAACAAGCAAATCATGAAGGCTTTGGGTACTACTAGCAATACCTGCCTGGATAGCTGGGTACGGATGAAGTCGCCGCTGCCAACCATCGCCCTGCTGCGCTTCTGCAATGCGTTCCACGTTCCGCTGTCGGCATTTATCGTAGATGCGGATTCTCAGATGGAAGAGGGCGATGAGGGCATGGAGCACGTGCGCCCTGGCATTAATGATCAGTTTGAGCCGGATGGCGGCTATATCGACAATGACGAAAAGCGCAAGCTGGGCACACGTGCCCTGCGCAATCCGCTCGATGTGGATAGAATCAAGTCGGTGGTGCCGGGGTTGACCAGCGATGAAATCGCTGGGAAAGGGGGCGCTCCGGAGCATAGACACGGGAGAAAGGAAGAGCACAGTGAGGCTGCTGCTTCTGCGCCTATGAATGAGAATGAGGCTATGCTGCCTGCTGCCGATAAGGGGGAGGCTATGCTGCCTGCTGCAGGTGCAGAACCGGACATCAGCATGACTACCCTTAACCGCATGCTCGACATCATAGCCGAGCAGCAGAAGCAGATAGGCGAACAGCAGAAGCTCATCAGCGAACTGACCCGCCGCCTTGATTCTCAGCAGTCAGGCTATGGCATGGTTGCGGAAGAGATTCACCGCGAGAAGTAAACAGAAAACAGCCAGCTATCCATCACGGACGGCTGGCTGAAAATTTAACCTTAAAAACTTAAAACCTAAGACCTAAATATATATAATATGATAAAAAATAGTAATTTAGCCTTCATTTACTGCTGCCATCTTTCGGCGAAGGAACTCCTTCTCCGTGATTACCTGGCAGTCATCGCTCGTGCTCTCATAAGGCACATCGGTATAATAGAAACCATGATGCAGAAAGAGCACAGGCGTAGTGTTGCCGAAGGTGAACGGAAGTTGCACTTCCTTTCCGTCCTTGTCCTTCGCCATCTTTGGTTTAAACTTCAGGATAGCGATAAGAGCTGCTTCGCTTACCAGCGGAAGAGCCATCATTTCCTTCTCCAGGTCACTGTTCTCTTCTGGAATAAAAAGCGATGTGCTCTGCATTCCGTCCTTGGTAGGCTCCTGAATGTTGGTCCAACCTTCCTTGCTGATGGTGTTCTTGAACTCTACCATAGCCACGCCACCGGCAAAGCCTTCTGGCGACTCGTAATAGGTATCACCTCCCTGTTTCTCTACCCAGGCTCTCGCCTTCTCGCTTGCTTCACTACACTCAGCAAAAAATGCTTTCAGCTTCTTGCCTGTTTCACTCTCCTCTGCTATCTTCAGATAGTAGTGAGGTCTTTTATATTTACCCATAAATCCTTGTATTTTAAGTAATTAGAAATCTATTGTATAATTTTCGAGAAAAATTGCGTATATTTTCGGCGAAATATTGTGTTTTTGAGAGGGGGAACCAGCGATGGAATCGCTGGGAACGAAGGCGGCTATTTCGCCCTGCAATAGATGACCGGCTCGCCACTCTCGTCATTCTGCATGTGGAAACCTTTATAGCCTAGCTCCTGCAGATAGAGTGAAAGCGGGTCGCCCAGCGGACAGACTATCGCCTTGAAGTACTCACGAAGTCGGGCATCATTGAATACCTCGCAACCGTCAGTCCAATGATTCTGCGGCTCATACTGATTACCGAAGGCTTCTATCTTTGCCGGGATGACGAAATCCTGCAGCGTTACTTCTGCTTGTTCGTCATTATCCACGATGTCGTAACCACGCTGCTTAGATTTTCCCTTTCCCATTGTCGGTATGTTTTTTAATTGTGGTGAGTAATAAGACTATTACGAGTATCAGGAACAGGGCAAAGGCATTTTGTCTGGCTTTCTGCATCCACGTAGCCTTTCTCGTTTCTGCGGTATTCTTTTCCTGCGTATCTGACAAGCTGTCGGTGGCTTCCCAGTGGGTACCAACATCATTGCGGTTGCTTACAGCAAGGCTGTCGATAGTTTTCTGCATCTGATTGATTTCCTGCTGCTGTCGCTGTAAACGCTCATCGTAGGATGATTGACTGTTATAGCTGCCCTTGCGGTGGGTGGTGCGGTTAGTGGTAGTCTGCTTGTTGCCGGAAGAATCGGTGGTCTCAGTGATATTCTCCTGTATGGTTTCCTCATATTCGCCCGATTCTGCGGAGGTGGCAGATACGTGCTTATCCTCGCTCACCTTCGTGGCTGCGCTATCGCTCACCGCTACCTGCTTATGCACGCTGTCGGTCTGCTCTGTCTTTACGCTGTCCTTCACTTCCTGATGGTTATCGCTAACCACCCGTCGAGAAGAGGCGCAGGCTGTAAACATCATCATCACTACTGCAATCAAGAGTAGCCGAATAATCTCTTTCCTTTTCATACGTTTTCATTTCTTTTAATGTTTCTGATGCAAAGGTACGAAAAAGGGGAGAAATGGGTGGGACATATTTAAAAATAAAAAAGGTAAAAAGGCGATTTTACCTTTTTACCTTTAGAACTATCCTCGATAAAAGACCGGAGCCAGCGAGCCTTTGCAATCGAAGAACTCCTTAGCCTTCTCCTCGATACCAAGTTTTCGGATCATATCGAAATCATCATCGCTACACTCCACACAGAACCTTCCGTTCTTCATGCCAATGAAGGAAATGCGGGAAAGCAGTGATTTCTCAGCATCGCCTATAACGAACTTGCAGAATGCCTTCCACTTGTCGGTACCTTGCCCCCTCTCGGTTACAATCTTACTTTCCGTAGGCTGATGCACATGAGCGAATATATCACCTTCTATCGGTTTACCGGTATTCTGAACACTGTTCTGTTTATATCGCTCATTCAGAGTAGCAGCAATATCGGTGTTCTTATCCTTAGATAGGTGATTCTCACCAACTACAGTGCGCCTTACATGAAACCTGATAAACTCAGGATCACCTTTTCGCTTGCCCGATTTATAGATGATGTCATCGTCTTTCAGCTCATCAAATACAATGTCCGTCTGCGATAACTTCTCCATTCTCTGCAAATCCCTACACACCACATCGAGAACTTGCTTTCTGAACTGCGAGAACTTGGGGTATTTGTTCATAACCGGTTCGCCCAGCTCATTCAATAGAATCTCCTTCTTATTGTTATCTAGTTCTACCAAACCGAGATAAGACTTCAGTTCCAGGAAAGGCACCGATATATCCATGCTACGGTTCAAACCTATCTGACGCAAGAGATAGATATATACGCGTGGAGTGTTCACGTTCTTGGCAAACTTTGCTATCATGGATATATGGTGAATATACCCCTGCCCCATATCGAATACACGCTTAGAAAGTTTCGGGTCAATCTCAAGCAGGATATATCCCAGTATGCGGTCCACCTTCTTTCCGTCCTTAGTTGTATATCCATTCTTTGATAACGGTATGCGCATTCGGCTGAATATATGCGTAAATTCCTCGCTACCATCGGGCAGTGTACTCTTCACCGCCATATCAAGAATACTTGTCTTCAGCTCCGCTCTCAACTTCTGATAGCTCATATTCTCATAAGTAATGAAATCGTGAATATCTATCTTGATAGGCGGGATATTCATAACAGCATGGTCCACGCCTTGCTCAAACAGAAAATCAGAACGAGCGTCGCCCAACTGTCTTTTCTCCAGAAAGTACTCATCCACAAATTTTTGGAGGTGGGTACTCGTTAGCATCAACACGTTCTGCTGGAACAAAGTGTATTGCTTATCCAGTTTCGTGAGCGAAAAAGGAGTATTTATCCAGGCTAAACCCTTGTTTTCATTATCTTCATTCATATCAAATCTGACTTTTCGTTTACCTAAATCTGACTTTTCATTTACCTAAATCTGACTTTTCGTTTACCTAAATCTGACTTTTCGTTTACCTAAATCTGACTTTTCGTTTACCTAAATCTGACTTTTCATTTACC